AGCTTCACCGAGACGCCTTCCTGCTTAGGAAGGGGGCTGGAAGCACGAACTGGTTCCTTCTTGTCCAGGTGATCCTGAATAGACTGCGGCGAGTACTTGATAATGTCAGCAGCCTGCTCGAGAGTCGCACCCTGACCGATAAGTCTCTCCGCAATGGTGTAGCGGCGCGAGTTGATACCTCCGATCTTTCGTTGAAGTTGTTCTGCAATCTCTTCGGGTGCAATACCCAACGTTAGAGAGCAAAGAAGAGAAGATTCCTCTTGTGGAGTCCACGGTTTTCCGATGCGAGACATGGTAGACGTGATATCAAGTTTCCTACTCCGATTAAATCCATTTTGGACAATGAAAAAGTAAGTAAGGTAAGTAAGGAGTGTTTTTCTGGGCGTTTACTTGGTGACCTTGGCCTGGTTCTCGGGCGACAGCTTCTTGTACGACCGCCATGCGCACTCGAAGAGCGACTTGACCATGGACTTGTCGCGCCCGAGCTCGTGGCAGCGCTTGGCCCGTGCGAACATCGTCGTGATGTTCTCAGGCGTCTCGAGGAACTCGAAGAACATGTTGGGCCGCGTGGCCCAGCGCGCGATGTAGCGGTTCGCGTACTCAGCGTGCTTGCCGTGGGCCACGCAGCACTGCTCACCAACGTGGTAGGTCATGGTGGACTGCGTCGCAGTCTCTTGGGTGTGGATCAGGTAGGCGACCTGACCGTCGAAGCTGGTGCCGCACCAGTCGCACTCGGAGAACGAAGGAGTGGAGGAAGACATCTTGGAAGGAGATGAGTTAGAGCGAAGAGCGTAGGTGGAAGACATCTAGGGCAGGGGCTTTCTGTCTTTCTTGCTGGACACAAATCCATTTTGGACGGTGGCGTAAAATCCCTTACACATCTCTCTCGGTAATGAGATAAGATGTCTACGAAGATTTTCACGGACGCATTCTTTAACCAGTTCCACGAATTCCTTGGCCAGCTAATAACTGTCTTCCCCGCCGACGACGATTTCCCGGCTTACAAGACTGGCTTGGCGCTTCTCCGCAGAGTCAACCCCTCCATGGTGATCTCAGAGTTTAAGGCACATGTGTTTCCGTATGATGAAATCATCAGGGCAAGGAACACTGACTTCTTCATGAACCACACATTCGAGGACGTCGTGTCATCCGACATGTCCATGGATTCAATTATTCGCAAGCTAAAGGATCTATGGGCTACTCTTTCCGTTAAGAGCCGTGATGCCATCTGGACTCACATTATTCTCCTTCTGGATATCGCCAAGCGGTGCTAAGTGATACAGCTCAGAGATGGCATTCTCGGGAGACTCAAAGTTCCTGAACAGAATCTGGTTCACCTCTGCAGGAGTCCACTTACCCTCTAACTCAGGGTGCTGAGCCAGGTCGTCAATCTCCTTCTCGTAAAATGACTCGAGCATCTCTTGAAGCACAGCAACTGTACAACGCTTGAAATGAACAATCATGTCGACACGGCCAGGACGAATCAAGGCCCTATCGATACGCTCAGGGAAGTTGGTGGTGATGATCAGAATACGGCCATTTGCCTCTAGCGTTCCATCCAGAAGATTCAGCAGGAACGAGAGATCGATAATCTCCTTGTCCTCCTCCTTACGGTCCATAAACGGATCCGTTTCCTTCTGCTTAGGCGCCTCCGCAACAGGTTTCTTCCACTCGCGGCGCAGAACCATATCGCCCATTGCGTCAATGTCCTCAATTACATAGAGGCGCTCAGACACGGGGATCGTGTACTTTTCCGTATTCACACCGTTATACACGTGAATCTCGTCATTAAAGAAGAGATGGTGGAGTTGTTGTTTCGTCTTGATTTCGGACAGCTGGACATTGATAATGTGACGCCGCCCAACAGACGCCACAGCCTTAATGGTGGAGGTCTTACCAGTGCCCGGCGGGCCGTGGAACATGTAACCGAGCGTATACGGAATACCCTTTTTATCATACCATGCTCGGTTCTCAAGAAAGAACTCGGTGCGGTGCTCGACCTGCTTCTTCTCCTCGAAGAAGACATTACCAAAATTTCGGTTGGTCGAGAACTTTGATTTGGTATACACGAGGTGTGTCACGGGCAGCGGATTCTGAACCGAGCCTTTTACACGTGTCTGAACCATCTGGTCAAAAAAGTAGCGGTGAGTTCCTAGCTTATTTGCCATGCGGCGCTCATAGTCCGTATTGCAGTTGTCGACAAACACCTGGAGATGCTGAACGTCATTCTCATAGCAGTATAACTTGAACTTGACAATCTCCAGCTGACCATCGGTGATCTTCATATCCTGAAGCTCAAAGTACACGTCAGACTCTAGGCATACAGGTTCGTACTCGTGAGGCAGGTAGTCATGATGGGTAACCGACAGAAGTGTCTTCATAGCAGGAAGTGTTGTCACATAGTGAATAACGGCATCCATGCGGTTGGCGTAGAGACTCTGTACCTGCTGCTTGTTGTTTCCCTGATTGATCTGAGAACCCCGTTCGCACGTGATCGACGCCCTAGGAGTCCTCAGCACCGAAGATGAGACCGCTGTTCCCTGCCGTTGACGGCGACAGCAAATGGCAAAAAACCACGCTGACCACGTTGGAAATGTCTTCACCGCAATCTCAAAACTATTGACAGCCAACAGATTCATCAAAGGATTCTTTGACTGTGGCATTTGAAGCATCATCTGTGTCTTCACAATATCGTTGAATTGCATGCTTTATATGACGCCATACGATGTAATACACTTATCCAACGTAGCACCCGTCGGATGGACAGGCTTGGTCCTGCGAAGACGGAGTTCCTTAGAGGCCTTCTCCACAGTATCTTGAGACAAACTAACAAACTTCTTGACATCCCGAATGGGGCCTTGGACGTTCATAGTCGGCACATGAAGGCGCAAGGGAGGAAGTTGAATAGCAACCATGTCCTCGGACGATGAAACATACTCCCTGAACTGCTCAATGTCTAGCGGACCTCCAAACATACGGAGCATGTGTCGATGGGGAGCCGGAGTAATTGTCTTTCCGGAAAAAATTGAACGGTATAAATCCGAAAGTAAGGCATGACGGGTCCATCGGACCACGTCAGATAGCGATACGTCTCCGTATAGGTAAGCAAGACCACATTCTGGAGAACAAAAGTGTCCCTCGCATGTGTACATGTTATCGTAGGCATCGTAGGAAAGGGGGAGCACACTCGCCTTCCACGGAAACGGATGGCAACACCAAAAGCAGGCTGACGTTCCAGAGTACGTGGTCGCTCGAGTACGAGCCAGAATCTCCTTCATCGTATCTGTGTTGAACCGTTCAGCAACCTTGGATGTTTCAACACTGGACAAAATGTCCGAATAATTGGTCGAACTCTCTGCAGGAGTAGGGAGCTCTTGCTCAACCGGAAGTTTTAACGAAAAAATCACAGGAGCTTCGGGAAGATTCTTTCTCGGTGGCATTAATGTTTCTAAGTCGTGTCAGTGAAAACGGAAAGTATTTGATCAAGGACTCTCAATTCAGGAAAGATGACGGACCTTAGCACTGCCTACGTGAAGAAGACCCACCGCGAGCACATTCTCAGCCTTCCAGACACCTACATCGGCAGTATCGAGACTGCTGAGGAGGAGGTCTACCTGCACGGAGAGAATGGGTTTGCACTTAGCAAGATTGCCGTCAACCCTGGTTTCTACAAGCTCATCGATGAGCTGATCGTCAACGCCCACGACCAAGTCGTGAGGCTGAGGCAGAAGAATTCGACCACCCCGGTCAAGAGCATCGACATTACGTGTGATGCTAACACCTTCTCCATCACGAACGATGGAGAGCCTATCGACGTCGCTGAACACCCGGAGCACAAGACGTGGATCCCCCAGATGATCTTCGGTGAGCTCCTGACCTCGTCGAACTACGACCCGAAGGAGAAGAAGCTGGTCGGCGGAAAGAATGGCTACGGCGTCAAGCTGGTCAATATCTTTGCCGAACAGATGGTTGTGACGGTCGTGGATCAGCCTCGAAGCCTGATCTATGCTCAGACGTTCAAGAAGAACATGACTGAGATTGGAAAGCCTGTCGTCAAGGCGTGCAAGCAGAAGTCCTACGTCTGTGTAGACTGGACTCCCGACTTTGCTCGCTTCGGCATGACGGAGATCCATGAGGGAATGCGCCAACTCATCGAGCGTCGCGTCTACGATCTGGCCATGACGCTGGGGAAGGAGGTGAAGGTTACCTTCAACAAGACGGCCGTCAAGTGTAAGAACCTGACCGAGTATGCGAAGGCGTTTGGGTGCGATCCGGTAGTCTACGAGACTCCGAACGAGCGCTGGCACATTGCGATCGCCGACAGTCCAACGGACAAGCAGTTCGCCATGTCCTTTGTGAACGGCATCTGGACCTCCAAGGGCGGAACCCATGTAGATGCGGTCTTCTCACAGGTCGTCAACCACATCGTGGAGTACCTGGAGACGAAGAAGAAGATCAAGGTCAAGCCCAGTCTTGTCCGCGATCATCTGGCGGTGTTCATCGTCAGTATGATTGAGAACCCGAGTTTCACGTCGCAGACGAAGGAGACGCTGACGACCAAGATGTCGGCGTTTGGATCGAGCCCGAAGATCAGCGAGGATACTCTTAAGAAGATTGTCACCAAGCTGAACCTGGTGGAGAAGATCATGGAGGTCCAGTCCGCAAAGGACTCTAAGGACAACTCCAAGACGGACGGTAAGAAGCAGAGCAGGATCACGGGCATTCCCAAGCTGGATGATGCAGTGAATGCGGGAACGAAGGATTCGGCGAAGTGTACTCTGATCCTCACGGAGGGTGACTCGGCAAAGGCGATGGCCCTGTCAGGTCTGAGTCAGGAGCAGCGGAAGTCCTTCGGCGTCTACCCTCTCAAGGGTAAGGTGCTGAACGTGAAGGACACGAGTGATTCTAAGGTGGAGCAGACCAAGGAGATTGCCGAGCTGAAGAAGATTATCGGCCTAACATCGGGCAAGAAGTATACGGATGTGAAGGACCTACGCTACGGGTCAATCATGATCATGACGGACCAGGACTTGGACGGCAGCCACATTCGTGGTCTGCTGATCAACCTGTTTCACGAGCTCTGGCACGAGCTCATCGCCATTCCGGGTTTCCTGACCTACATGGCTACACCGATCGTCAAGGCCAATAAGTCCAAGGAGACCCGAATCTTCTACTCGCAGTATGAGTACGAGCAGTGGCGTACAGGTGAGGGATCCAAGGGCTGGAAGGTGAAGTACTACAAGGGATTGGGTACCTCGACGCGTGATGAGGCCAAGGACTACTTCAGCAAGGTGAATGCGGTTCGCTTTGACTACGATGACAAGGCCGACAAGTCGATTGACTTGGCCTTTAACAAGCAGCGTGCGGACGACCGCAAGGAGTGGCTGAAGGGCTACGACCGTACGGCGCTGGTACCCGCGGGTAACCGCGTACCCTACGATGATTTCATCCACAAGGATCTGATCCACTTCAGCTACTACAATCTGGAGCGGTCGATCCCGAACGTCATGGACGGTCTGAAGACGTCGCAGCGGAAGATCCTGTATGCAGCGTTCAAGCGTAACCTGACACAGGAGATCCGCGTTGCCCAGTTCGCGGGATATGTGTCGGAGCACACGGGGTATCACCACGGTGAGGCTTCGCTGAACGAGACCATTGTGGGCATGGCACAGGACTTCATGGGATCCAACAACATCCCGTGGCTGGTTCCTCAGGGACAGTTTGGTACGCGTATTCAGGGTGGCAAGGACGCAGCGTCGCCCCGTTATATCCACACCTACCTCCAGCCTCGCATCCGCAAGATGGTTCCCGAGCAGGACTTTGCGGTGCTGAAGTATCGCGATGATGACGGCCTCCCGGTTGAGCCCGAGTGGTATGCGCCGGTTCTGCCGATGCTCCTGGTCAATGGTGCGCGTGGCATTGGCACTGGGTATTCCACTTACATTCCGCCGTGCGACCCGAAGGTCATCAAGATGAAGTTGATGCGAAAGATCCAGGCGGGACATCCGCTGAGGAGCGATCCACAGCTCGTGCCGTACTTTGAGGGCTTCAAGGGTACCTACACGGAGGATGGTGTGGTCGGTGTCTACCACAAGGAGAAGGAGGACTTTGTTGTCACCGAGCTCCCGCCTGGAACCTGGACGGCCGACTATCGCGAGTGGCTGGAGAAGGAGCTGGCGGAGGGCCGTATCAAGGACTTCAGCGACACGTCCACGGATCAGCAGATCAATATCCGGATCAAGGGGATTGAGGAGAAGGCGCTCGTGAAGTCGCTGACAGAGAAGGTCCGTACGACCAACATGCACGCCTTCAACTCGAAGGGTGTCATCACCAAGTATGAGACGCTGACAGACATTCTCTGCGAGTTCTGGACTGTGCGCCTGAACATGTATGAGACTCGGCGCCAGCACCAGATCAAGACACTCAATGATCAGATGCCCTACCACAAGAATGTGGTCCGGTTTATCCAGGATCAGATTCAGGACGAGCCCGAGGTTGTGCTCAAGAAGAAGACACTTGCCGAGTGTAACGAGATTCTGGGCGAACACGAGTACCAGCACATTGACGGAAGTTACGACTACATCATGCGACTGCCCGTGTCGGCCTTCACATCTGAGAAGGTGGCAAAGCATGAGAAGGACATGGCAGAACTGAAGGCGGAGATCGATAGGCTGGAGAATACGAATGCGGAGAAGTTGTGGCTTGCAGATTTAGAGGAGGTGTAAAGAACAAGGAGTATGAGTTACCTCGATTTGTTGGTGAATCAAGACCGGGTGGCAAGAAATTCCTACTCATATGACCCACGTGTCACCATGCAGACGCCCATAGAAACAGATGCCACAGTTCAATATACAAACATTCCGGTTGGATCACACTCCGACGCAAACATAGTTCAAGCATCTCCAAAAACGACACTGGTCAAACGATACGTTGTGATGGACACGTCACAGCGCGACTGGGTCAAGCAACCAAACCCTTTTTCCAATTTGGTGTTTACATTTGGTGATCGGAACACACAGTCCATGAATCCACCTGTGTATGCAAACAATTCGTTCGTACCCACCTTTGCGATTGAGCAACAGAGACTGACAAACCCTGTCCCCGGTCTTCCCAATACACAGGGTTGGTCGATTGCTGGGACACCGTCGAATACCGTGTACCCTGCATATAACTCCTCCCTACCCCAAGGCAATTTCATTGCGTACGATACTGGATACACCATTCAGCCATCCGGTTCGGGATTTGGAAGTGTCTTCACACCTTGCAATGTAGCTGCCATTCGGCTTGTCCGCGCGGTGATACCGCAGCGTCAGTTCCTTGATTTGCCCATCGTTCCCAACAATTCCCTCTCGGCGATCATCCAAAGCAACCTTACGAATACATCGTTCTCGACATTTGCCACGTATCCGTACTTAATGCTCTATCTCAACGAGTACTATGGACAGTACGTGGGCGGTAATGAACCGACACGCAGAACCTTCTCAGTGATGACGCAAAGGCAGAGGCAACAGACGACCCTTACTGGTACGCCAGGAGGACAGCAGTTTGACTATGAGGGTTGGTCTCAGGAGGCTCTTCAGCTTCAAAGTCCAATCACGAATCTCCAGCGGCTTCAAATCAGTGTGTCGGATCCGATCGGGAATGTCTTCATTCACAATGACACACTGAACATCGCACTCATGCAAGCCACTCCTGATTCGGCATACATTCTGTGTTTCACTCCAAATTACCAGTACTTTAGTGGAAATGAGATGCGAGTTGGTGATCGCATCATATTCTACTCGAACACTCTGTCGAATATGTTGAAGTCTCCAATCATTGCTGCCCAGAATGTCGACAAGACAAAGTTTGTACAGGCACTGACCGGTGGAATCTTTCCCGTTCTCGCTCTGCTCGATTACGTCCCCGACTCAAACGGCGTGTATGGTGCTCGTGATTCAAATAGTCGTACACAGTCGTACATATCGTCGTATAACGGGTTTGTGATTGCGAACTTCTTTACACAGACGGGAACCGACGGTAATATTGTTCCTACCTATCCCAACTCAATTGATACATCCACCTATACGATGCTGGAACCCAATACATTAGTTGGGTCCAACCTTGAGTTTATGAATGTCAGTCTCCAGCCTGTCTACACTCTTGAGCTGGACATTATGCAGCCCGACACTGGAACGATAGGAGGAAAAATTGTCGTGTAACTGAGTAATGAGTTCGATTGCCAATTACAATGTTCCGTCGCTGAGTGACTTCTACACACGGTCAGCGATCCCGAATCCACCTGCCCACACGGGTCGTCTTCCGTTAGAAAAGGGAGAGGAGAAGGCGAGTATGCCTCCGTATTCCCTCACTGCTTCTGAGCCCTATGTGATCCCGACTCGTGTAGCCGAGCGAATCAACTACCGCCTGGAAGAGACACCGGTCAACGCGCTCTTCTTCAGCGAGGCGAACATTGCCAATCTCCAGGGCATGATCAAGGACACTGTATTTCAGATGAGCAAGGAGAAGAAGTACATGATTGACAATCAGAATGAGATCGATCTGAAGACCGTCATGCGCAGCTACTACCTCCAGTATGGCCGCAATGATCCGACCAACGTGGCCGGAGAACTCAAGGAGCTCAATGACCGTGTCGTGAATTGGTGTGCGAACAACATTATGACCGAGATCAACGCATATGTCTACTACCGTAAGGACATCATGGATTTCCCTGCTCCGATTGAGAACCCCGTGGATGTACACATCTACGGCACGCGGACAGGTGAGCTCAAGAGTTTCTTCTAAGCAGATAATGTTAGTCCGCTTCTACGAACGGGTATTTCTGAATGAAGGACGTTGGTATGTTTGGGATACAGCCATTGGAATGTTCAGACCGATTGATAGCTTCGACTGGGATGGATACCAGATGGTCGTGAATGACAAAGCCTACACAACAGACCCGATGGACGATACGTACGGGTTTGGGAGCGTAGAGATGTACAAGACCTGTATGGACTTGACGAATACATACGAAGAGAAGATCCCGGGTATACCAACAGCGTCCTTTATCAACGCGGGTGCTCTGACGTGGTTCCGCGATCGTCCTGTCTCCTTTACCGAGTGTGCGCCTCGTGATGTTCCGTCTTGGAAACGGCTGGTGAATGGCCGTGCCAGGACGTGTCGCGTACACGTTAAAAACAAGTTTACGAAACGCAATCTTAAATGAGTAAATGAGAGTGAATATCATTTACAATGCTAAGTCAACGGGCCTTCATCAGGATGCCTATTTGCTAAGCGGTATGCTTGTCGTGGCCCTAGGTAAGGATGTGAAGATCCTTCACGTGCCTCACTTCCATCCTCAATGTGAGGAGGCAGAAATCAATTTCTTCATCGAGTCTATCAATCCCAGCCTGTTCGTCTATGCTTCCAAGAATATCCTGATTCCGAATCCCGAATGGACGTTCCAGTCATGGAAGCCGTATCTCCGCATGTTCGATGAGATCTGGGTCAAGACGAAGGAGGCGATTGATATCTTTGCCAATGAGGGTATTGCAACCAAGTACATCGGGTGGACATCAGTCGACAAGATGCTCCCTCCGAAGAAGGATTACAATCAGGCGATTGTGCCGGTAGGTAAGAACTCATGGCGTCACCCTAAGCCAATCATCCAGGCGTACATGCGAATTCAAAAGAGCAATCCCGAGATGTTCACGAGTCTTCCGGTTGTCCACATTGTTCACAATCTTGAGCTCCCGCCTATCCCAGAAGAGGTCTCCACTAAGTTCATGGTTCATAAGGGTGTTATGCCCGTTGCAGAGTATGACAAACTCGTACAGGAGTGTGGTCTTATGATCTCTACTTCAGCCTGTGAAGGGTTCTGTCACGCAGTCAACGAGGGCATGTCTGCAGGATGTACTCTCATTCTGTCGCCCATTGATGCCCATAGTGAGCTGTCAGACCTGGCTCGTTTCACTTCGCAATCGGCGAGTATTCCTCACCCCGAGTGTCTTGGTAGACTCATGGATGTCAGTGTACCTTCGATCATTGCTTGCCTTTCGGCCTACCTGACTGAAAACAACCGTACAAAGAAGGAGAAGACCATCAAGTTTCGCCAGGAGTACGAGACTCGGCATGAAAAGTTCCTAGAGACGCTGGACACTAGAATTCGCGAACTTGTGAAGGACATGCCTCCGTATTCGCTCCAGGAGAAGTTGCCCAAGGAGTCCGATCTTCCTCACGTATCTGTGATTACAATCACCCGCGATCGCCGAGCCTTCATTCCTCTTGCGAAGTATTGCTTCATTGCCCAGTCGTATCCTCCTGAGAAACTCGAGTGGATCATCATGGACGACGGCGATGATCAGATTAAGGATCTGGTCTCGGACATTCCAAATGCCAGATACTTCCTGAGCGACGAGAAGATGACCATCGGCGCCAAGCGGAATGAGGCAATCTCTAAGGCGTCATACGATGTGATTGTCATGATGGACGATGATGATGTGTATCCCAATAACAGCATTCTGACTCGCGTGGCAAATATGTTGGCAGAGCCCCGCAAGGAATGTCTGTTTTCGACTGTGATCCCTTGCTACGAGATTCATGAGAAGAAGTCCTTTATGAACTCACCTCCAATGAAGCTGACCATGTCGGAGCGCGTATCCGAGGCTACGTTATGTTTCACTCGTGATTTTTGGAATAATCGCAAGTTTCCCGATAAGCAAATCGGGGAAGCAGGCGATTTCATTACCGGCCGAGAGACTCAGTGCCGTGAGTTCTCTCCGCAGGATATTATTGTTAGTTTGATTCATCGTAAGAACACATCAAGTCGTAAGCCACCTGCTATGGAAACGAACGGATGTCACTATGGGTTTTCGGATGAGCTATTTACATTGGTATCGGAGATTGGTGAGAGGATTTAGAAGAACAGACTACGCGGCCGACGCTCACGAAGACGACGGGAACGCCGGCGGCTACCAGCGGACGCCGGCGGCGGCACCATGGCCTCATCTTTGCTCTCCGGCACCTCCTCCACCTCGCCCTCGCCACCCATCATCTTAATCTTACGTCCAGTCATCTTGGCCAGAGTACGCATCATCTTACGCGCCTTCTTTGTAACCTTTCCCTTGCGAGTGCGACGACGACGTCCGCCAACCGCGGCCGGGGACAGAACGGCACCACCTTGCTGCATTGAGGCAGGAGAGAGAACGGGCATTTGTTTACTTACATATCCATATAAAATTTCTTACGCCGAACAGGAAACGCAGCTAGGTGGCTCGACAGTAAATTGCTGAGTCTTGGCAGCCGCCTTGGTCCGGAGATAATAGCAGCCTGTCTTCAATCCCTTCTTCCATGCATAAAAGTGCATGGACGAAACCTTGGATGGAGTTGGCTCGGCGAGGAACAAGTTGAGAGACTGAGACTGGCAAATAAACGGGGCGCGATCGGCAGCCATATTAATCAGCGTCTTCTGAGGAATCTCCCACGCCGTCTTATACAGCTCGCGGATCTCATCGGGGATGCCGGGTATATTTGCAACCGATCCATTGTCAGCAATGATGTTGGTGCGGATATCGGCCGTCCACAATCCGCGACTAACTAGATCCTCAACAAGGTACTTATTGACCACAATGAAATCGCCCGACAGAACACGACGAGTATACATGTTCGTTGTGAAGGGCTCAAAGCACTCGTTATTACCCAGGATCTGCGATGTAGATGCAGTCGGCATCGGGGCAATCAGCAAGGAGTTCCTCATTCCTCCCTGACACATCTTACGTAGCTTATCCCAGTCGAGATAGGTAGTCATCGGTTTCTGCTCCCAGAGGTCACACTGTAGCTTTCCCTTGCTCATTGGCGAACCGTTGAAAGAAGGATACGTATTGTCAGAATTGAGATGAACACTTCGCCAATAGTCCGACGATGACCCGAGCATACTTGCCGTCGCTGCAGCAAAGTAGATATTCTCAAAGATCTCGCGATTCAGTTTCGCCGCCGCAACGGATGTCCAGGGAAGACGAAGCATCGCAAAGACGTCTGCGAGGCCCTGGATTCCGATTCCGATCGGGCGGTGGCGCATGTTGGAGCGGGCACACTTATCAGTGGGGTAGTACGTCTTGTCAATGACAACATCCAGATTCCGAGCGAGGATGGCAGTATATTTGCGAAGCTCCTCAAAGTTAAACCGGTAGTCTCCGTCTGCTGCGTAACTCCGCTGGACGAACTTGGGGAGAGCCAGAGACCCGAGGTTACAGACCGCCGTCTCGTCGGGCGATGTGTACTCGATGATCTCGGTACAGTTTCCTGTGAGAATACCGTTGAAGATACCGGCATGATTGATCGGTTCGTTGAAGCAATACGTGTCGTCGCGCCGCCCATTGCGAACTACTTGTAAAACCGTGACAAACTGTTCCGCATTCCGCTGGGGCATACGGGCTACCCACTTGAGACGGTGAGTCTTGAACCCGAGAGTGGACAAGTGATAGAGTCCAGTTGAGGAGACGAGAAGCCTCCACAGGGGCTTGCAGTCAAACTCTGCGTATCCTCCGTGTCCGTTGGGAAGCATCGTCTTTCGTTCAGGGAAAGCTTGAGTGATCTTTGACTGAACTCCAAGCGTCACTAGCATAGACTGAACGTCCTTCAGAAACTCGTACTCAACAGATGCGACTTGGATGCTCTCGTTGGTTCCGTTGCGAGATACCGATCCGTCGGCGTCAAGATATCCGGCAAGCCACTCGAGACGGCACCGGATGGATGTATTCGTAGGAACTTTGAACTTCGGTTCAAGACCAGTAGGAAGCTGGGTATTCAGACGGCCAGACGCATCCTCAACGCCAGTCATAGTGCGAACGGAGAGGTGTTTCACCAGGTTCTTCTTCTCTCCATACAGCGACAGCGAAGGGCGTCCGTTTGAGTATGTACCATCGCCACAGAAGAACCCATGTGTGTAGGCATATTCGAAATCAGGATTGACGTCCTCGGTGACTGTAGGCAACCCGGACTTCTTAAGCTTCATTCCGGTCTTGAGGTCAGATGCGTCAATACGGAGAGCATTGGCAATTGAACGCTTGTCATCGTATCCCTCTGAAACGAGAAACTTGTGATACGGTGTGCATGTAAGTACACGGCCATCACTCAGTTCCACATCAACTAACTCTTGATCCACACCGGTCTTGGCGACCGTGACTTCTGAGAATGCGTCGCCATTCCAGACACGGACCGGCCTTCCGCGGACATAGATATCCTCAATCTGGAACTGACCCTCATCCGTAAGAACCAGTGTCTCTGGGGCAACACAAAGGTTGCTTGACTTGATGGTTCCGAGGTTCTGTTGATTGGACTTGGAGTTACACGCATCCTTGTAAAGCATGTAAGGTCCGCCAGTCTGAATCTGAGCATCTACTATCATCTGCCATAACTTCTTGGCAGGCATCTCCTTCATGGCGAGGTTCTTACGCTCATATCCACAGTAGAGCTCGTTAAACTCGTCTCCCCAGCAATCGGAGAGCCCAGGGCAGGTGTCGGGGCTGAACATGGACCAATAGGCATCCTGTTCCACGCGCTGCATGAAGAGGTCGGGAATCCAAAGACCATAAAACAGATCACGAGCCCGCTCATCGTCACTGCCCGTGTTGAGACGGAGACGCAGGAAGTCCTCAATATCCGCATGCCAAGGTTCCATGTAGATAGCAAAAGACCCATTGCGCTTTCCTCCTTGGTTCACATACTTCGCCGTATCGTTAAACACCTTCAGCATCGGCACGATACCCGTAGACTTACCATTCGTACCCTTGATCTTCGAATCGCGAGCACGGATATTATGAATGGACAGACCGATCCCACCAGCCCACTTACTGATCTGAGCACACTCGCCCAGAGTATCGTAGATACCCTTGATGCTATCGTCCTGCATCTGGACCAGAAAGCAAGAGCTGAGCTGAGGGTGTTTGGTACCCGCGTTGAACAGGGTGGGTGTCGCGTGGATAAAATACCCCTGGCTCAGAGCATCATACGTCTCCTTGATCTTGTCCATGCTTGTGCCATGAAGCTGGATGGCAACGCGCATCCACATGTGCTGCGGCCTCTCCCACACGCGATCATCACTGCGACGAAGGAGATACCCGCGCTCGAGTGTCTTGAACCCAAAGTAGTCAAACATAAAGTCACGAGTGTAGTCAATCATCGTCTCAATCACCGGGTCCTGTGCGACAGTGTAATACGACTCTGACGCAATGCCCTCGTCAAACAGCACCTGTGCCGAATCAATCAGTCGCCCAGGGGTGTTCTTTTGGTGATTGTCAATGACAAGCCGTGCTGCCAACTTACCGTAGTTCGGGTGATAACGTGCCTGCATCATGGCACACGTCTCTGCTGCGAACTCATCCAGCTGCGAAGTCTTAATGCCGTCATGAATCTGTGTACACACCTTCTGTGCCACCAGATCAGGATTCACGTGGTCCAGCTTGTCCGCCAGCTTCTGAATGCGAGAGAGAACACGATCGAACGAAACTGGCTCGCGAACACCATTACGAGTTGTTACGTAGATATGGTCAGACATCCTTGATACTGTATCCATCTCTCCTTACCTTTAAGCCGGTAAAAGTTTGCGTCCAAGTATACAATGGCGACGTCAGACAGAGTGAAGGCTTTATTGGAAAAAGAAGAGATGGATGATCTCGAACGGTTTCTATCGCGCAAACGTTGTCTCAATGCTGCGAATACGTCCATGATCTATCTGTTCCATATCGTCCAGTCGATGGGTATTCTGACCACCACAGTTGCGGCAGGATATGAACGGAAGGATCTGATCTGGGTAGGCGCAGGTCTGAATATTCTTGCGACACTGATCCACGTGTTTGAAAAAACAAATGAGTCAATCTCGAAACAGCTGACAAAGGACATCGAGGAGATTAAGAACGGAACCTATGACGGTGAAGACCTCGTAATCGATGGTCAGACAAATGAAAATAAATAAGTAAGTGTTTGTTGAATGCGCCGATGCGCTTAGAAGCGCGACCCGATGTCGAAGAGCGAGCCGTTGTGCTCGAAGGTGTTCGCCGTGGTGTAGGTGGCTCGACCGTAGTGCTCCACATTATCCCAGTTAGAGAGATCGGCGTCCTGCTCGAGCTCATCGTCCGTGCGGAGGCGCGCATGACGAGACAGCCCGCGCTCACACGAGCGGCAGTGCTGCCGCCGGCAGGACTTGATGCAGCGCCGAACCGTCTGCCACCCCTTAAGGTCTGTCGACAGAAGCGGGAACGACTTGCAGGGCAGCTGACCCAGGTTGGTCAGCATGAAGTAGGAAGGAGAGATGTCGCACTCATGCTGGAGACGAGAAGAAGAAGAAGAAGACATTTTGGCGTTGGGGGTACTACTTAGTATCCTGATCCAACTAAATCCATTTTGGACGATCTCCGTTACGGCAGAGCTGTTCTAGGTGCAGATGACGAAGTTGTGTGTCGAATTTTCGGCGTCGGGCACGGCGACATAGTTTGCGTGCGCGTCTTAGTGCTCGAATGTATTTCAGTCGGAGTTGGAGAACGTGTAGGAGTTGCTGTGGTTCTACATGGAGGGGCACGAAAGGTGCTCAGTAGATACGGTGCGGGGGCAACCGAGTGACTACCGACAACTATGACACAAAGTGCCATCACTAGAGCCCGAAGCATTTTTTTGTATGAGAATGGTATTTTAAGTTTTCAATGTGACCTCAATATGCGTTGATTCGAGTTCCTTGACAAAGAGACTCATCGCATACGGCATTGGAATTGTGTTCTTGCTCGTGTCCAGACGGCCTTCACCGTTTATCTGGATTTCAGCACCATCCGACCGATGCATGAAGCTCTCATGGAGAAACTTAGACAGTCCATGAGCTACCATGACGTCACGCTCCATTTCACCAATCGCCAGACCACCTCCCTTCGACCGCCCATGCAGAGGCTGATGCGTGAGTAGAGTCTTAGGACCTGTTGCGCGATAATTGATCTTGTCTTCCACCATGTGCTTCAGCCTCTGGTAGTAGATAGGCCCCATGAAGATATCTGCCTCCATCATTTCACCCGTCATTCCGTTGTATAGGGTCTCATGGCCATAGGGTTCAAAACCGCGAAGGATCATCTCAGTTCTCAAGTCAGGAATGCGTCTGGATGTCGTAAACGCGGTAGCATCCACGAAGGTTCCAAGACGGAGACCCAACTTGCTGTTCATACTTTCGAGGAATTGTCCAATTGTCATACGAGTCGGAATGCCGTGAGGGTTGAAGATGATATCGGGACGAACGCCCTTGGACGTAAAGGGCATATCCGCTTCTGCGATGAGCTGACCCACGGTTCCCTTCTGTGAATGACGCGAGGCCATCTTGTCGCCAGGGACAGGGTAGCGTTCCTCGACAATACGAATCTTGACACCACGAATACCGCCAGGCATGGAATAGTGGTAGATCGCATCAACCCGACCATGTTGTCCGCGCTTCGGCAACTCAGACGCATCGCGCCACCCCTTCTCGGTTCCGTCTTCGTCTGTGATCGGAGTCATGAGGCCAACCAATACAGTCTTGTCTGTGACAACCGAGTTGAGCTTGATGATACCATCCGCATCGAGCATCTCATAGTTCACATCCTCCTTGCGTTTCACAGTTTGATACTTGGGGTTCGTCACCGGATTTCCAAACTGCGTATAGGTCGGAACACTCGGATCGATCATCTGCTCTTGAATGTCGTAGGAGTGATAGTACATGGTCTGAAACATACCGCGCTTGAGGGAGCTGTGATTCAGGATCATCGAGTCTTCCTGATTATGACCACCATACACGGTAAAGGCAACCAGGGCATTCTCACCGTAGGGCATACATCCACCTGCACCCATCATTTCGCGATACATCCACGTATGGCTTAGGGGTTTTTGCGGATTGACCGTGATACTTGAAATCGTATCGAAGCGCTTATTGTAGTTTGTGTGATACCACGAGCATGCCTGCTTCTGCTGGGCAATCGCAAAATCATTACGCGTGGCTGGATTGTGATCCAAAAAGGGAACAAGATTAGCAATCGGTGACATACAGAACGACATGTGAATCTCTGAACGCAGAGTGGGGTGAAACGGAGACAGTGAAAACCGAGATACGTCAGACTCTTGGGCGTCCACGAAATCCATAAGCTTCATCAGATCGGTCCATGAGGTAGCAGCCAATACCTTTTCAACCGTGACAGCCTCGCGGTAGACTGGACGAACGGGTCGGCCCGCGTCGCACTGAATGACATACTCATTTGCAAGTCGATTCCATCCCAGCGATACGTCGGCTCTGAACTCTCCAGAACGACGAGCATCGACGAGGGCCTTATCGAGAGTCTCTGTGTTTCCTATGCACAGGCCTACAAGGTCCGAGTTCACATACACACGCGTCCAGTACGGCATCCATGTTCCTGGCAGAATATCTTCGAGTTTACGAACTAGCCTCGTCCCGAAGAGTTTGGTCTTGATGGTTTCGGATGGAAAGGCAGTCGATACCTTTGCGAAAATGGCCAACGACTTGATGTGACCAACGCCAGAACCGTCAGGAGAATCTACGGGACATGTCAGTCCAAACTGTGAAGCATAAAGCCGGCGAGGAGGAGCTGTATTCATGTCGGGACTGATCTGAAGCACTGTGCGACGAAGCTGAGATAGGTATCCAACGTACGAAAGGCGATTGAGTTCCTGTGAAATACCATCACGGCCTCCCCACTGACCCTTGAAAGACTTGGAAAACTGGTTAAGAAGCTGATACGGTCTCCAATACGATCCAATTGTTTCGCGCTCAATCAAATTCGCAAGAGCTCGTCCTTCATACGTCTTCTTCTCATATTGGATGCGACGATCCATGCGAAGAAGCATCTCTTGTGCTATTTCGCGGTAGATACGTCGGAACTCCTGAAACATGAGGCCACCGGACGGAGTGAATCGCTTGAACTGGATATTATCGCGGTCCGAGGGACTCTTGCGTTCTAATGACACGTCGATTGCCATACGAAGCATCTGACCAAGGAGATACGCTTTGCGCCGCATTGTGTTCTCGCCTTCCACGTGAGGAAATAGAAGCTCATGGATGTTCTCTATAACTTCGGACTTGTACTTCCGCTTCGTATTCATCTCGAGGAGTTGAAGGTCCGTCTTCTCCTGATACTTGAGCATCGCTCCGTGGCTAATGATCAACTGAGTAAAAATGTCATCATATGCTAGGCGATCTCTATCCGGTATACCAGCAAGAGTGGTGTCGTAGATCTCCTTATCGGATGTTAGCCCGAGACAATAGAAAATACTCATAACGGGAACAGGGTTGATGAACCCGGGTAGAGTGATCACAGCGTTACGGTGATTACGCCCCAGGCTTACGTTGTCATTGTCATTGTATTCATTCTCAGGTGGCAGGACGAGAAAGTGAGAGTACGGGCCCTTACTTCCGTCCTCTGAGATGGAACGAATGCCAACATACGTTTCCTTCTCCGGTGTGAATTTAACATCGTCTTCGGCTCCCTTAAGCTCATCATTCAGCACTTCTGCAGTTCGCTTGCGGGTTCCAGAATAAAACATATTATTCCCCAGCAACTCCTGTGTCATCAAAACCTTCTCGGATCCCTCGATGATAAAGTAACCTCCCAACTCAAACTGACACTCGCCCACCGTGTAGCCATCGATTGCAGTCAAGTAGCAGGGCTTACTGCGAAGCATGAGTGGGATCTCGCCAATCTTGATGTTCTCAAACGTCTTGGTCTCCGTCGCTCCTTCGGGAAACACATATTCGATCACAACCGTTGCGGTGATCGTAAGAGAATACGTCTTATTGTCAAGTCGGCAGGCATGAGGAACAATGGGGCCACCGTGCTCGTCCATGGGTGGTTCAAACGAAATCAGAGTCCCCTCCTTACCACCGATGTATACGCGAATATACCGCTTATCTGCGAGTTCAAGTTGATACGGATTTGAAACTTTGACGAAGGTAGGAATTGACGTTTCAAGCATCGCATTAAACGAAGAGATGTGGTGATCTACCAGTGGGAACGGTGTATCTCGGAAAAGTGCCCTGAGCACATGCCTTGGCGCTTCCATTGTTGTTTGACGAGTAAGCATTTTCTCTGGGTAGACGAAGTAGGAGTATGTGGAGCGAAACACAAAGACCCGAATTTATAGATGACGTTGTCGGACACACTGAAGTAAAGCAACGCTTGTCTATTTATTTAGGTAAGAAACCCTACACAGATGTCATGCTTCTTTACGGACCTCCAGGTATTGGAAAAACAACAATGGCCCTCGCATCCGTTCGCAGCCAAGGAATTGAACCGATTGAAATCAACGCATCACAATCTATGAGAAGTCATGAAGACGTTACAAAGCTCATTGATTCTTGTCGTCATACACGATCTATTTCATCCCTCATTCGAGGTGATCAAAAAACCATGTGTTTAATCTTGGACGAGATCGATGGATCAGATCCTCATGCACAGAGGAAACTGTCCGAGTGGATGGTGGGAGATGAACGCAAAATACCTGTCATCTTGACGTGCAATGAGATTCCCCGCATTATGAAATCAAATCCGCGTATTCACCTTCTTCGTTGTTTTCCGCCGAAACCTTCGGACCTTCAACCCCTGTTTCCCAAAGAGGATGTCAATGCCCTTGCAAAGAGATTCAAACACGACGTTCGCAGGATCTTTCAATTTTTGCAGTATGGAGAATCCGATATATTGCCTGTGACCGCATTGTCCACTGAATTCTCATATGAAGTTACGCATATTCTCAAACAGAAAATGTGGTCTCCTCACGATGTGCTCGTCGAAGCCTCGCGAATATCGGCACGACAGACCGGACAATGAACACTGCGGGTGAACCACTCGGTGATACAGTCATTGTGAAAACAGTGGCGGCAGTGACGGAGTCGAAGACCGTTCGCCACTGTCTCCTGACACACGGTACACATCGTGTTATCAAGATTCTCAGCACGCTCAGTCGCGTTGGAAATCTGTTGAGAGGTTGGGGCCACAGTCACAGGCTCTGACCAGTTTGTGGGTAGCGTGATCGGAATGCTGACCGTGAACTGCTCTCGATTCATGGCCGCTCGTAGGATCGCCAGAACAAGGTGATTATTCCGCTGGTGAAATGCGAGAATGTCTGATCGAGTACGACCATCTACGAACCGAAGTACAGAGTAAAAAGCTTGGTCAGATTGAAACTGCGCATACATCACGTCAAGTACGTCAGAATGTTCGAAAGTCATTATACATTACAAACTATTTGCGTATAAATGCGTCCATTGGCCCGCGCACTGCGGCCTTGACCTTCTTGTTGAGGACGGGCGAACCGAGGAACATCATTCCGTCCAAGTGTGCCTCCTTCTTCTTCAGGACCGCGAGTGTGGCATCCTCCTCCGACTTGTACTTCTCAAGGTACTGTTCCTTCAGCGTGTCGAACGTAGGCTTCCTAGGAGCAACGTACCCATCCAGCTCCTCGATACACAAAGCGAACAGCTGTGCCACTGGGTTCTGTATTTGATTTGTTATGTAGAATTGGGTATCCGGAGTCAGCTTGTGAGCCTTCACGTAATCCACATGCTCGATACGATCGCCCTGGCTGGTCTTGTGCTTGTTTTCGGCTACGTAGACATACTGAAGCCGATCACCGACCTTTGGTGCCGTTCCCGGATCGCGTGCCGCCATTCGGTCAGCTAGAACACGGTGAGCAGGTAGAGTCGCACGACCTTCATACCCATCGGCCATCGCCGCGTAGTCATCACGCAGCGACTTGGACACAATGAATTTCTCCAGCGGCAGTTTGTTGTCAAAGATCTTTAGCAGAATCTCATTGACGAATGACTGCGCCTTCTTAACTCCACCTCCACTCATCAGGATCTTGAGTGCTCCACCAAAGACGTCCTTGACAATTGGGGCATTGTCCCGCCGCTTCAGGACGACACCCATCGACATCTGCTTTGCCTTTGCAGGATTGGGATCCTCTTCATACTTCATTCCAACGTATCGCTTTCGACAGAAGAGGATGAATGGGTAGAGTGTCTTCTCATATGCGATCTTGTAGGGGTCCCGTCCAATTTGTCGGGTGATACTCTTGCCAGCCTCAATGCCCAGCTTAATTGACTCTGCGAGATCCTTGGTTGGGAACTTGATGAAGATGGAGTCCGTATCACCATAGATGACCTCAGCTCCAAACTCGGACTCGACGATACGTTTGGCGGTATAGAGTGCTGTTCGCCCTGCAGCGGTTGTGCATGCAGCGACACAAGTCTTTCGGATTGGGGACGTTCTGGACCCGGCTTGACCGTAGACTGAGTTTGCGACAACCTTGTAAGCAAGCTGGAGGCCGTTAAATACAGAACGTTGGCTTTCATCATATGTTTCATCCTCCATTTTTTGCTTGAACTCCTTCCGTTTCTTCAGCAAGATATCGAGCGTCAGTGGGATCACGCCAGTTGTCATCGGATTCTCTCCCTTCTGAACGAATGTACATACCGTCTTACCGCCCGTATCCTTATTGTCGTAGGAGATCTCCTCAAACACAAAACCCTTCTCCTCCAGTCCCGCAATCCATGACTTGATCTTAGTGTTCTGTTCCTTGCTCGGAGTCCTCAGAAAGCCATCCTTATCCAACTCGCGTTCGTACACCAGAGTGTCCGGCGACAGATTATACGCAATCATGTTGGACGGATAGAGAGAGTTGAAATCAAGAACTGATACTGGCTGGTCAAGGTACATACCGATCTTAGGCTCGAGCACAATGGCGCCCTCGTAGGCAATTCCGTCACCACCTTCGGCTTCCTGAGTGCGAATGATCTGGTCACGCTGGGAAGCGAAGTATACAATAGCCGAGAAGATCTTGATTCCCTGACCACGTGTGAGAACGTAGTTCATCGGAACCTTACATACATCGGCCATACCACGAGTGTTGACCAGAGTATCCAGCTTGTACATAAGAGTCAGGACCAGATCGCAGTCCTGAATACAGTACTTTGCGATTCGACCACGACCTTCTGGTCCGCCGTTCGCATGAAGGTCGAACAACTCCTGAGGGCTGACATCGTCCTTAGCAAACGACCAGTGAAGCTTGGACAGTTCCTCGGGCGTGAAGTCGGCAAACAGAATCTCGTCACACCGTACCTTGAACGAGTTAGGCGTGACATCATAGACCTGGAACTTCTCGTCCTCCTCATAGCAGGGCTCCGAGGTGGTCTCCACGAAGTTGAAGGTCACGTAGTTTCCATTGTTCAGTCCACGAGTCGAATACGTGAACACTTGGTTATTCTCCTGCTTCGTAACCTTACCCTTCAAGAAGTGCGTGGCCACGTGATCAAGCTTGAACGACTCAAGTGAGTGTTCGCGCCTCATATTTAGCAAGAGGTCGATTCCTAGGCGTCCTGTCATGGTGATCATGCGGAGATCATACTTTCCTGACGCCAGCTCCATCTTCTTCACCTCGGAGAACTTGCGGGAGTCAAGATCCTTTGGACACCGCGGGAAGTGAATGTCGTCGGAGATTCCAAGGGCCATGCAACGGTCCTCGAGGTATCCATCGTCAAATCCAAAGGTGTTGTAACCGCAGATGATGTCCGGATTCATCTCGTGAAGGTCGTCGTGAAACCGCAGGATCATTTGCTCCTCGGTTTCGCAGGCTACAAAGTCATCGGACTTTTCAACAGTCCCGAGAACGTAGACCTTCTTTGCGTAGGGCTCCATCATGTTGTCCGACCAGCGATACGAGATGCCCATCTGACAGATCGGGTCCTTCTTGGCCTGAGGAAACAGGCCCGACTCCGAGTACATCTCAAGGTCATAGCAGGCCACGAGCAGAGGGATATTTGCCTCGCAGGTTGACACGTCCTTGTAGTTACATGTCCACATTGAGTCTACCTTGTAGGCGGCCTCATCGTTCTCGTCCAGAGGAATCTTCATCCGGATTCCCTTGAACTCCAGAGGAGATGCAGGACCCAGGTGCTGCTCGTGGAAGAGCCGCAGGAATGGGTGCAGGTTAGACTCGTAGAGATCATGTCTGTTCGCCTTAGCCTTCTTGACCTCCATATGAAACTTCATCTTCGATTCACACTCCACCTTGTAGACGTCCTTCTTCTTCAGTTCGTTGAACCCTGCCATCGCGTCATACTTGGAGACCCTCGTAGAGTTCCCAGATGCCGAAGCAGAGTAGAAGTAGGGCTTGAAGCCATTGATACGGACGCAGGCGACAGTCTTGTCCTCCATTCGTCCGTAGACATCGACCACGTAAGCACCCTTGTTGTCGTGTTCATGCCAGTCGATTGGTTGTAGAATTGGCATTTCGGATACCTTCGTTCCTGTTGAGAGCGCTCGGTTCATTTTCTACGAACCTAACAAAGATGGACTACTTCTTTGCCCCAACACGTATCCGTTCGGACCAATACAGTGAGGCACAGCAGAATGTGGCCAACACTTCGACCATGACGCGTCAGACAACGGCTATTGGTTCTGGATGTTCGGACACACTGAATCCTGCTGCCGCCATGGCCGACCAGCCTGGATTTATTGCCACGGGCGGGTTTGGAACTCTGGGATGTAAGATCGATGAGAACACGGATCTCAAGTGGGGTATTCCGGGTGCGTGGAGACAGAAGGGCAAGCATGAACTCTGGGCTCGTCCGTTTGCCACGACACCTAATCTGGGTGGCGGTGACCAGGACAAGGTCAATGATGAGTCGTTCCTCATTCACTCGGCCATGATCAAGAACCGCAAGGAGGCCAATACGTTCATGGACTCTGCGTTTCCTAACTTTTACCAACCTCTTCTGGATATCCAGGCATCGGAGCACGCGAATCCGAGCAACTGGGTTCAGAACTGGACATGGGGTGGCGATTCGACTCGCTTGGTTCAGACAAAACGCGTCGATGCCAACTAGTAATGAGAATCATTGTATTTGCGGGCCGTATGCCCGATTTATGCGGAGCTTTTCTTCACGATGTAGAGTTATCTCACGAACTTATCAAGCGAGGACACGAGGTCATCTTTATGACCATTGAAACTCCAAAGGAAGGTGTAAATGGCGGACACTATCGCGGTATTCGTTACTTGCACTGGACGGCCGGTGACAAGTACTTGCTTCTGAGCGAAGTGTGGATCTGTCCACATGCTCCTGCTCTTCCAGAAGTTCGTAAAATTAACAAGCGGTACAATCGCCCAATTGCAGCAACATGTCATTACGATGGCAACTACACTGCGATTGTATTGAACAACCCTGGAAGACGCCAGGCATGGGTTGAGTTCCTTATGTTTATCAACCGGACGATGGAGCCCAATTATCGTAAGAACATTTCCCCTTGGCCACCGAATGTAGTCAAGACCGCGGTTGTTCGCCCCATTATGTTTGAGGATCGTATTCGCATCGACGAAGAGTTTACCGGCGAATACATAACGCTGGTGAATGCGAATCAGAACAAGGGCGTTAAACAGTTTATTGACATGGCAACCGCGATGCCCGAACGTAAATTCCTTGGCGTTATTCCCTACTACGGTGAGCTCAAGCTACCCGATGCTCCCGATAATATCAAGTGGGTTCCGTTCGACGACGATATTCGTACCATCCTCAAAGAAACACATATTCTCGTCATGCCAAGCTACTATGAGAGTTTTGGGCGTATCGCATTTGAATCCATGTACAATGGCATCCCCGTCTTGTATTCTAAACCCAATCCCAAATCAAAGTATCCCGGTGGGAGTACCGAGGGTGTTCAAGAGTGGATTTCTCCTGCAGGAATCTCATGTGACCGCGACAAGATCGAAGAGTGGAAGGCAGCAATTGAATCGCTTGATGATGCTGAGACATACGCCAGTCGGTCAGATCAAGTGAGAGCACATGTTCGATCAATGAACATCTTCACAGAGGGATCACGGATAGCTTATTTAGTTGAGCAGTTTGCTCGAGAGAATCCGGTGCCTGTTCCGAAGACTCCTGCTCAAGAAGCTGAGGCGACTCCTCAGCGACAGGCTCAAGCGGTGGCTTCGATCCCGCGTCCACCTGAATCGGGAGCTGGTCTCGGACTTTTGAATGGGCGACTGAGAATACGGCGTTGACCTTGTTTTGAAGATCACGGCCACGGGCACATCTCTCAGCCTGCTCTTTGTTGATACCATGATCAATCTCCGGCTTGAGTGGAATATACTTAGAACCCGAAATAATAGGAGGTGTTCCAAGCAGTAAGTCAACTGCTTCGATCACATCCTCACACAGTTCAAGGGCGCGCCTGGCTTCATCCTCAACACAACCAGCAAGCGACATAACAAGCCGGAGGTCACTCATCTTTTCTTGTTTTATGTATAATAGCCTGAATATGCGTTTCATTGAAGATCTATGTCGTCCTGCGCTTCTCTATTTAATCTTCCTGGTAATCCAGTTGGGACTTGATGCTTCGATGGGGCTATGGGTTACGTTTGTTATCAAGTTCCTGTTCGGTATTGCGGCGGTTGTCGTTCTCGATATGTTCTGCGGAATCGGTCTCGGAGTCGTGTCTTGGTTCCTCGTGGCCACACCCTTCATTGTGACGTCGCTTGCAACTGCCATCTCTCTCGGACTCGATATGGATACGATTATCCTCTCGCAGCTGTCTACTCGTGAGAAGTTCTACAATGAGTCCAAAATGGAATTAGTCCCGGCAGCATCCAACGAGATCACTACAAACTAAATGGCTCTCGGTTTCATCCTTCTCCTCGTGCTCCGCCTCTACAACTACATCACGTCCTGCTTTCGCGATCGCACCCCCAAGTACACACACAAGCGCACTGTGGTCTCAGACAGTGGATATGACGATGACGACCTCTTCGACATGACCCGCGTTCCCGAGGATACCATCGTCGTTGACGAGTACGAGCTTAACGGACATAAGAAGTGTCGTATCTACTACGAGGGCTTCCCGCTGGGTCACGCACAGTTCGACTACGAGTATGACCCATTCAAGGTCGAGGCTTACAAGCCTTGGATCTGGTTTGGCGACAAGACAACCGAGGTCGATCTTACGAACGCTATGGAGAAGTACCTCGTGCCCGGTAACATCATCGACATTGAGCTCCTCCTCAAGCTCATTCACATTCGCGAGGATACAAACATCATCTACGTCGATGCTCGGACGTTTCAGGAGGTTAAGTTTCCGGCAGAGGGAATAAGGATCCGTGCCCTAGATGCATCGGATGACGATGAGTAAAGAACCGTTCAAGGTAGCAGAACGCTACATTCAACTAAAAAAACACTGTGTGCCCAAGTCGTGGGCTGACTCAATAAACCTTATGAATGACATGATTCTCATGCCAGTCATAGTGATCTTTTTATTCATGTTGCGCCAGGCAGATGTATTTTTCATTCTATCAACAGTCAGCCGTGCCTATCAGACGTGGAGTACATTCATTGAGTATACTGAATTACGATTCGAAGTTCAGCGAATGCTTCTTCATACCAAGATGGTAGGCGGGCCGTTTATTGTAACGAACGACGTCGCGTATATGCCCTATGTACTCGCAGATGCGGTTGTGAGAACTAGTACGCGCCATTAGATCCGCCCGGCACTAATCCAGTCGGGGTGTTGGCCGCGTAGGCGCTGTAGTTCTGCATTCCGCGAGCTCCGTCGCCCTGGAATGAAGCACCTACATTGGCAGCAGACCCGCCACCGCGCATACGACGACGACGTCCACGGGAACGGCGTCTACGATTAGTCTTGCGCCGACCACCCTTCGGGGTATACGCAGCACCCCCAGGCACCGACGTCATGTTCGGAGTCCACTCGGCCGCCCCAACGGCGATCGGGTTATTTCCCATTCCATATCCATTGCCGCCGCGCATACGACGACGACTGCCCCTGCGTCCACCTAAAGAGCATGTGCCAGGCATTTACTAGACGTCGGGATTATGTTCTACGAACACACCGAGAGTTCCTGGAAAGCAATCATATTGTTCATACCCTCGAATAATAACACCTACTGGGAGCTTATCTACCGGGATAAACGCACACAAGTCGGGGTGATGAAACATCTCCAACATATCTGCAATACGCTGCTGTCGGCTTTCAAAGTTCAGTGTCTCAAAGATACGAGTCCCATTGAGCGCCACGATGTCGTAGATCACGAATAGCCTTGGGCTCAAACGAACTGTCCGGAAAATGGTATCGCAACACACCCGCTCGTCCATGACGACAGGCAAGTTCTCCTGACGATCTCCACTGGCATCTGAGAACATAGCATGCGCCACGCCATTCTTGTCATGCGTCAGAAAGATCCAACCGGGTGTTCCACTAATTTGCGGGACCTGTAAGGGATGCGAGATCGGTCGCCCCTTCTTGACTAGGGGGCTGAGTCGGTACAGTTGCTTCATACGTTGGAACATGTACACTCTGTTGCTCTGTCTTAGTAGGCTCGGTGAAAACCTGAGGCTTAGGAGCCGGAGCCACCGGGGGAGCGAATGTCACGCGAGGTGCGGGCGGGTACATGGTTCTCACGACAAAAAAGACTGTGATGTGAATGACGACCAGCAGGATAAGTGATGTAAGTGCTACGGAAAGCAGCTCCCAGACGTCCATTTACATGTTATATACCTTTTTCTGGTTAAGAAACAAACCGCAATGTCGTCAGCTGATACTGTACTCGACCCTAACACCGTGGCTGTGAATTCTACCGGACCCACCGGACCCACCGGACCCACCGGACCCACCGGACCTAGCGGACCCACTGGATCCACTGGACCAGTGCTTTATTCTGTTCAGTCAAAGGAGCTCGCCTCCCTGATCCTGCCTACGATCAACTGGACTCAGCCCGTTCCGGCTATCCTGATCATTGCTGCCGAGCTCGAGTCTATTGAGGCACTGGACGTCCCTCAGAGGATCAAGCTTGCCCAGGATACCCTGGAGTATGTCGTTGAGAAGCAGGCTCTCACACCCACGGAGAAGCAGTCCGCACTGTTCTTTATTGCGAATGTTCTGCCCCACGTATACACCGCCGTCGTCCATGCCTCGTCGAACCCCATGGTTGCGAGGGCCAAGGCTGTAGTGAAGAACTGTGGGCCTAGTTGCTCGGTTGCATGAAGAAGGTGACGCCGTCCACTTCTTCAGACCACATACGAGGATTGCTTGAATAGATCGTAACTCTTGCAAGCTCTACATGATAGACTCTCGACAGAACATGTAACATAAATGGGCGTGTAAAAAATATGATCTTGCCGTCCTTCTTCTGAAGGACTTCGAGAGTCTTCTCGTGCTCGTTCACTCTACCAAACCCGGTGTATAAATATCGGGTTTCGTAGGTTGTGCCCTTCATTGTAGGGGTCGTCTCCGTAACAGTGATCTCCATACTGTGATTACACGCTATTTGCGAAAACCAGATCGCGGAGCTTATCCTCATTGGCGATCGTGTCGCGCATGGTTGTCACTGCCCTCGCAATTCCATCATGGATCACCGACCACTTTGATGGGTCATTAACAAACTTAGTCTCACGTCGACTGCGATCGGGGAAGGTCTCTACAAGCTCAGACTCGGTCGCCCCAGAAAGCTCCATGTAGACACGGAGCTGAACCTCGTCGTAGATGGGCACCTTTGGGAACTTGCGTGTCCGCTCCTTTGCGTCCACGATACGGTTATGCTCGGCAACAAAGCCATCCGTCCGTCCATTGATCTCGAAACCATCGTAGACCTTCTTGAACGACTTCGTATTGCGATCCTGAACCTTGACACCGTTCACGAGCTCGTACATGTCAAGAGCAGCGTTCTCATTGTTGTTCCCACGACGGCAACGAACGGCTCCGCGTACCTCATCCACCAGGATCTCTCGCACCACGGGAGAAATATCCGAGTGGCGCAGACTGAGGACCGTGCGGGCACGATCCATGACTGCGTCAAGGACCGGTGTGATGTCCTTAAGCCCCTCGGTCTCACGAACGGCAGCGTTCACGAGTCCAGAGATGTCCGGGTCGCTGACGATATCCTGCTTCAGCTTGGACAGGGAAACGCGCTTGTTAGCGGTCATGATGGCTTGGATCTTAGACTTGAGTGTAGGGTCCCTCATCATGAGATCGAACATAATGGTCGTCTCATGTTGAAAGTGGTTGAGTCCGATGAGTCCAGCGACCTTGGAAGCGGCGATATTAGGAGTAAACATTCTTGAATATAGACTCTATCCTGTACCGGAAGTGTTTCCGTTTTAGGCATGAGGGTTGAACGTGATGTTACTTGTTTGATAATTACCTGCAACAAGGATATTGTTTCCTGAATCAATACTTTCGCTACCTGTAAAAGTACCAAGAATATTAACGGCGCCGGTAGATTGAGCAACCCAGTTCACCGATCCTCCCGAAGAAAACTGAACAAGGAACCTTGAATTACCAACAGTGTCGGTTAGCGTATTGCTATACGCAGACGCATTTGAAGTATATGCAGTTAGGGTATCCGTAAACAGTCCGCTTACAGTTATGTTGTTACTTGAGTCAACTACAACAGCAGGAGTATTCGCATTGCTTGTAAGTACACAGTACCATTGAAACGCTCCGGATGAAGTATACTTGGTCAGTACTACGTTGCTCGTACCTGAAAAGCTATACGTTGCTACACTCGATGTGGATCCTGCGTTATAAAAGGTAACTGATACTGTTGAAACCCCTACAACATATATGTTATTCGAAGAATCTCTTGCGATTCTCGGTGAAGATAGACCAGAAATGTACGTCAGCCAGTTAACAGATCCTGCCGAAGAATACCGAACAATAAAAGATGAAGACGAAGGAGCAATCAGTGTCGTACCAAAAGCAGTCCCACTGACAGATGGTGTCGATCCATTGGACGCCACAAAGTTACTCACAGAATCGTAGGTAAATGTTCCAACTACAGTTATGTTATTGGACGAATCGACGCAAACGCCAGTCGCTGACGACGGCGACGATGTTACCCCACCTGTTCCCATTCGAGCAGCCCAATTCAACGAACCGGTAGACGAATATTGAACAACATATGCCATATTTGATGGCGTAGAAGCAAAAGATACATAGGATACACCCAATGCATCAAAAAACGTGATCTGTGGCGAGTATCCGACCGCAATGACATTATTGGAAGAATCTACAACCAATCCGACACCGTAGTCAGTGAGCCCGCCGCCCGCTCTTGCTTTCCAATTGAGATTTCCAGCAGGTGAGTATTGTACAGTGTGCCAATCGATACCACCAATTGTAGTCCAGCTACTTGTTGCTCCATTTTGACTATAATACGTAGTTGTTCCTGCATACGTGCCAGTGCCATTTACGTTACCATTGGTATCAACCGCCATAGAATTTAGAGTGAGTGCTATCGCGGTCGACTGCACTTTCGTGAGAGAATTAAAGAAGAATTGAACGTTTCTATTCGAGTCGTACTTCACAAGGAATGAAGTCGCCCATGTATTTGGGTTAGTTAGTGTGGTCGCAAATGGTGTGCCATTCGAATTATATGCCACAAGGTTTGATGTATAATAGCCGGCAGCGTATACGTTTGACGATGAATCTGTCGTGATTGAATTGAAAAATACAGTTCCCGAAGTATATCCAAGGTTGGTAGCCCAAACCGGGTTCCCTATTGAGCTATATTGAACTACATAGATGTTCGATGTTCCGCCAAGAAACGAAAGAGTGATTGGAGTACCGGAAGGTGGTGGCGGTGGTGGAGGTCCAGATGAAGCGCTTGTCCTCGCATATGCGTTTGCGTGAACAATCTGTCTGTATCGACGCATTGTTTAATGTAAAGACCAGATTGCTCCGGCAAATACGGCTGAGTGGACCAGCAGACCCAACGTTGTCGGGCATCCAGAACCATACGCGAGCGGTCCAGTGAGCGAACCAACAAGCTTATCCGTCAGCTTGTACACCATCGGATTCGACACAATGAAGAAGATCAGAGTCACCATGAGAACGTGAATAAACCTGGAAGTCATTTTATACCTACGATGCGAAACTCTTTTGCATTCTCACAATCGCATCGATCCAACCGGGCATTCCTTGAAGGACATTGGATACAGCAAGAGTGTTTCCTGATACAACCGTAGCATCAAACGTAGCTCCCTCACACACGATGACGATTGCGGCCAGCAATAAGTGTTGCTTCGTTTTGGCTTCGGCAGGAGACCAACGTAGACAGTACATCTTATACAGAACCTCGATCACACTGCGGGCATGAGGTTGTGTTTGCTTCCTAACGGCATCCCAGAAGATCCATACAGGATGAGTACTGTGTGCCTCGGAGACGAACTCATCGAATCTCCCAGCAAAAGCAAGCGGAGTCTTGTGTTGCTTCTTGTGTTCGCGGCAAAAGGCATATACCCATGCCATCCAATACAAGGCTCGCGTGACATCTCGGACATCCTGGCGAAGGCAGTAGACGAACTCATTCAACGGTACGGCTGCCATGATGGGATCATTCTGACGCATGACGAGTCCTCCGAAGATACGCGACGGTGCCTTCAGGGACTCTTGAATTGTCACGGGATCGAAGTCATGTTGCGGTTTGATCGTAGGCAAGCTAGGAAGCTTGTTCTTTCGGCAGAGCGAAAGGGTTGCCGCGACCTCGCAGATCATACGGCGGACGTCCGGATGGTTACGAATGGATGTCATGTTTCCAATGGTGTAGGCACTTTCGACCGGAGCATACTTTTCATATGCCTCGGCAAGGTAGATGAACACATTAGGGTTCGCACGATTGATATGGAGAGCCGCGGCATCAAAGAAACTTGCCCAGAGACTGTGAACAAGACCCGAGCATAACAGTTCAAGAGCCCAGTAACATGCGTAATCTGCATGACCCAATTGCACGTTCTGAAGGAGAACCTTTGTCACGTGAGATCGTGGATGTCCACAGAATGTAGTTTTTTGAAAGTCAGTTACCATACGAGGGTCTGTAATCTCCATTACACTGTTCTAGGGGTTATAGAGGTCGTTTGAATAACGCGACGAGCAACGTAGAAGATCGACACACATGCGACGAGGATGATGAGAACATTGAGAATTAAATCATACCACGCAGTCATTGACTGTGTTTCGACGACCTTCTGCTTCTTGTCCAACTGAATCTTATTCGTGATCTCATCGATCTGTTTCTGGAACGTGGCAATCGAGAACTGCATATCATCTTGAACACTGATCAGGTTATCCTTGATACCGTTTACGGCATCGATCGTTTGCTGCTGTTCATTGGTGCGGTTCACGAGGTTCGAATACTGCTGCTGGTAGCTATCTACAACGGGCTGCGCTTCCGTGTTTGCAACGCGCTGCTGTTCAGTGGCCAACCACGTGTCGCCTTGGGTCAGGGTATAATACGCAATGCGGGCAGTTTCATACGCATCAGGATTCTGATCGCGAACATTCTCTGCTGCCTGAAGGTTCGCAAATGCTGTTGCGATTTGTTGCTCTTTATCCACTTTTCCTTGAGCGATTGCCATGTCGGCATTAAACTTTGTAAAAATGCCAGCGTATACACTTGCATTCGATAGAGTTGCATAGGGTACGATGCCCTCTGGCCCTCCTGACTGAGCCGAGTAGATTGGAGCTACATCCAGAGCAACCTTGATCGTTGGGTCCGTGGCATATGTACATGCGTAGATACCGTTGGTTGCCGTTATCTCGAATCCTGTCTGTGTTGGGCATGGCATTACACATCCAAACCCGCTGGGCGAAACGACAAATTCAGATGGACAATTCCCCATTATCTATTGGATAGATAGATTCCCGCAGCCATTCCGACACACAGTACTAGAAGTACCGGACCTTGAGCATAATCAAACGGTAAGACAAGCAAGACGACGAATGCCAATAGGATCGTAAACAAGGCCGTCTGAATGACATCCATATTTGAGGGGTTCAGAATTTGCTGTCTTACCGTATCAATATCAATAGGCGCTACAACAGGACGGGCACGGTCAATGCTATCAGATACTTCTTTGATTTGCGCACCCGCATCCGTCTCGGCCTGAAAGCCCGCATACTGTGATCTAATCGTTGAAACCTGATCGACAACCGACTTGGCGTTATCTTCATACGGTGCCATGGATTGAATCGAGGCGGCCGCGGCGGACACGCGTGTTCTCTCTGTCTCAAACGTGGATAGCTCGGATGACGTTGGCAGAGAATTCAAACTGAATGTCTTTGAATTGTCTGTGAAAAGGACACACTGGTCTTGTCTCGGGGATCCGGTTGACTGAGCATACTTGAACCCGGCCGGACACCGTGCGATACAGCTTACATTATGTTGATCAAAATCTGCCGGACAGCTCATTACTTAGCATTGGGAATAAAAGCCCTGTGTGTTCCAAAGACCGGGGCAATCAGCCGGGCATCGAGATTGGCTTGCTGGCTTCTCCATCCCAGAGCATTCGGGACGGGGGATGTTCCTTTATTAATGTACGGTGACAGGGTGGCACTCATGCGCAGATAACGGGTGTAATCAGACGTATCGGCAACCATGGCCTTGCGGGCAGGAGGATTTACAGGCATGAAGGGTGATGTGGGCATTTTGTTTATCTAAAGAGAAGATAATGGGTCTACTCGAAGATCAGCTGGCTGTCTATCAAGAAAACTACGCAAAATACCGCGTAACTGGGGACACCACAGCAAAGGCTCTGTATGAAGTAGCTCTCGCAAATGCTCAGCAAATTATTGCGGATCAGCAATCGGTATATGACAGCGGAACGACATATATTCAGGATTTTGTGAGTAATGTCAATACTACCAACCCTCAACTCGCAGTGTCCCATACTAGAGCACACGCCCTCGCGAATCAGGTTCCTCAGTTACAAGATCAGTATGAGCAGACAAAAATGATGATGGAAACACATCCTCCGCCTCCCATCAACTATACGCCGTTATTTGTGAAGGTCGGCATTGTGGTCGCACTTGGTATTGTCGCAGGGCTCGCGGCAAGCTTGTAGATGTAGAGTAAAAAGAACATACATCCGGCAATTGCTAACGAGATGGAATACCAAAAGAATGCATTGTCAACCTTCGCATCTTGGTGTTGACGAATGTTCTGAAGTGTCTGGAGTTGATCGGCACTCGACTTGATTGCGTTATAGTCATTCTGAATACCTATGAGTTTCGCGTTCAGGTCGTCGCGGTATGATCCAATCAAGCCTGCGCTTGTCCGGACCTGACCGAGTTCTGTGAGCATACTTGAAAGAATGCCGGAAAGCTCGGTGTTTAACTGTTGAACCTGGGGTAGCGTAGTCGGATCTCCTTGACGAATCAACTGTTCGTATGCCGCGTATTTGGTCGCATACTGTTGCTCCAATGCATCCATTATTACTGAGCGACATTTACATCCTCGACACAGTACCGATAGTAGAAACTCCGGCCCGCACTATCTGAGTGACGGACCACTTCGATCACGTCTCCAGGAATAGCACCGATCCACTTGGCCATCGCATCCTGCGAATCAATCCACGGCAGCTGATTCGCGGCATCTGAGATCTTGTAACGCTCCAATACTTGTCCCTTCTCCTCATCACCGAGAATACGATGGGGCATCGCCATGCGATGTGTCGTGATATCAAACTGAAGCTGGGAGATGTGCCAGAACTGTACGCGGTTCTTGGCATGCGACTTGACTACCCGCAGAACATTCTCCGAAGGCGGAGACATGGCTACAATGATAACTCCCGCCTTGAAGTTATTGTTGTTAGCATACGCAACGATGGTCTCGATGTCGTTTGCGAGGACCTTGTCCTTCTGACTGAAGCACACAAATACAGCACCGATCGTGTAGGCGGTCACGCGTTCCATCTTCTTCTCGTTCTCGATGACGATGTGCTGGGTTTCAGTGGGAAGGTGGCGGTATCCAAGCATTGTGCGAAGAGTCTTAAGAGCTAATTCCTCCATTGTGACTTCCCTTTCTTACAGATAAGAGGATTCGTTTTTTTCCACCCTTTGAACAATGAAGTTTGTTCAGTCTGCCTTGATGTTTGTGGCATCTCTTGTAGCCGTATGGTTTGCGTGGAAGACCTTTTTCACAGAGAAGTTTCAACCCGAGTTTCTTGATAAGAAGAGTGTAGAGGTGACTGTGGCAAATGAGAACTCATCGTATCGCCAGACAACCAATCACATAGACCCTGCTCCGTTTGACATGGAACCGGTGAAGGGTAAGGAGACAATCTTTCAGGTCAACCAGTTCAAGAGTTATATGACTTAGCACGGCGACTACGACGGCGACGACGAGTATTTTTTCGCTTACCCCCACTTAATACCTGTCCAATCAACATATCCCATTGTTTGTCGATTCCTTCCTGCGTCATCCTCGGAAAGCACATCGAGATTGCCTTTTTGTATTCTGGTTCTAGCTCTTTTGGATTTTGTGATTGTCTGACCATTTTCATCACTATCTGTACAAGACCCATTCTCGGGTCAGATATCGATATCAAATCGCTGTCATGTTTATTACACGAACGAGCAGTTTCGTCTTCTACTAGTCTCTCGAATAGAAACTTAAATTCGGTGTTTGAGAGATGATTCATTTCGGTATGCAAGGCAAGATGGGGCCTATTTCTGTAAAAAATATATAACTGTACTAGGCGCTCAAGGGACGGCGAGATCTCGGAGAGACGAGAACGAGACTCTAAACGACGCATCTGTGTGGATTTTCCACAATTGGGATTGGGAGGTCTTCTACATAATAAGTTATAATGAATTCCGGGAAATCTCTTGATAATTTGGGTAAAGCGCGTAGTAAAAATCTCATCGTATTTGAGCGATTGCAAGTCGTCCTCTGTCATCGTCGGTTTTCCAAATTTCTGAGTTAAATGTGTTTGTATCGTCTCTTCGGTTGGGAAAACTGATTTCCTATATGTTGATGCGAACAGAGTTATCGGCAAATCTCCAAGATTAAAGTCGTGAAACTGTTCTATAGTATTATCGTCCTTACCTTCTATTCTCTGTACTCCAGCTGATGGCAGTTTCCATATCCCGTCGATACGTTTTGAAAAGTTATAGAGGTAAACAACTGACATAACAAGTTTATGAGGATCTCCAGCGGTGTGCAATGAGATAACTGGAACTTCGTCAATTCTGAGAAGTTCTTCGATTTGTTTTTGGTTTTTCATAGGGTTGAAGAATACAGGTTCGTTCTCAGACATTGTTAAGTGTACACCGCCTAAGTTAATAAAGTTCAGAAATCCACATTGTCCCGATTGGACTACGATACTTCCCGGCGGAACATCTTCAAGCATTAGGTTATTCGATCCATCGCATAAATCGATTGCATGACCTTTCCATAAGTATACAGATGGCTTATTGCCCATTGTTACTCAATGTGTTTTTTTCGCTTACGGACTAGTTCATAATGAAATATATGAAGGTAACTATCCCAAAAGCACTTCGAGAACAGGTATGGCTACTATACATCGGTCCCCAGTTTGAGTCGAGATGTAAAGTAGTGTGGTGTACGAACAAGATCAATGTGTTTGATTACCAGTGTGGTCATAATATCCCCGAGAGCAAGGGTGGTAAAACAAACATTGATAATCTGATTCCGATCTGTAGTCGCTGTAATACGAGCATGGGCAATAACTTTACAATCGCCGAGTGGAATAAAAAGTTTGGTGCAACAAAGACCAGGCGGTCTTGGTGCCCATGCTCATGGAAGTTCAGGCGGTAAACCAAGATTCTCAAGACACTTGCGATACATTGCAATCAGATGAAGGACTTCCCATTCTTGAAGTTGCGCATACCCCTTCTTGAAGGACACCCATAACTTCTCACATGCTGGACGGCATGATACGAAATCCCCAGCCCCAAAACTACCTCGAATGATCAGACGAAGAGGCTCACTAGGACGCTCACGGATCCAGTGATAGTTTGTAATCATCTCCGTGTAATCACCGTAATATACCTCGAAGAGCTCGGGGTTCTCGAAGTAAATAGGGCTATACAACTGTTCGTCTGCATGACCATACCCTCTCTCGAGATAGTAGAGAAACTTCTCTTCGATCTTGTCGCAGAACGCATTCATGTAATGGGCGTTTCCTGTGAAGAACCCACTACACATTGAACACCGCCCGTAATCAATCACTTCGGGGAACTCCTCTTTACGAATGTAATCGATATAGCAGGTGGAGAACTTGTCACGGAAGCTCGCAAATACATCAGGTAGGTACTTTACATTGGATGGACCCATTCGTTCAATACAAATGTTCAGCCATGCAAAGTGGGTGGATTCAAATGGGTTCTCTGCAATCACCTTCTTGAGCATCGAATACCTTGCCATGCAAAGTAAGTAATAGGACGGACAGCATCGATTATGATCATACTGTGATCGAACACGTCGGTTATCCTTGATCTTATCAAGATGAACATACATGGGGAACTCAGAGAACTCCATAACAATATACCGTGTCTTTTTGGCAAGGTGTTCGGGGCGTTTTGATTTCAGATCATCCAGATTCTTCGGCTCGCAAAAAATCACCATGTTCTGATCAAGTTCCAATGTAGATCTCGCATGCTTCAAGAAATGTTTGCTGTCTCGCTCTTTAATGACATCGACTGCATCGTCCCGTTGAGACAAGTCAAATACGCCTGTAACAACCGTCCAGCTTTTGGACATATATGATCACAGCTCAGACATCTTTAAACGTTTCAGGTAGAAGCAACAGTGTGTCATTGTGATTGGCCAAGTACCAAACGGGAGTCCACCCTTCCATCTCATAGAATGCCCACATGTTGACTTCCCATGATAACACGTTTTTTTCAATCACTGTCTTTCGAAACATGGTCCGATGGAAGGAATCAAACTTCCGCATCGCCTGGCGATTTCCTATGAAGAAAGATCCACAGAAACGCCAAAACACATGTGAAAAAAGAGGATAGCCACGTTCCCAGCATCCTGGAATGTATAGGTCATTCCCTGGTATGATCTTGCTGATATGTTTCAACTGCTCGACTGAATCATGAAGCATATGAAAAATACCAAAGTCAATCCACGCAAAGCCATCGGTGTTGAATGGATTCTTATCCATCGCCCTACGAACAAACTCCGTCTTTGAGTTCATCAGTGTAAGATAGGCCCGCGTATCCTTGTCATGTGACCTGACAGAAGGGAGGGCTGGATTCAATCCAGCAAGTTCCTTAAACGTATCCAGGTCTTCAAGTTCAATAACTGTCTTGTAGATATTGTCTCGTTCAGGAATGCTGTTGCAGAACGATTGACTGACGAACAGATGGAGATTAATTCCTGTATCAGCAAGCTGTTGGAATTTCGCAATGTATGTATCAGGCGATCTAACACCTTGCCTGGGTTCTTTTAGGTCAATAAAAGCTGTGACAAAGGTCGTCATTTCATTAAGAGGTTTTCGAAAGTTTAAACCCCTATAAGGATTGCCGAGCGTATACGTACTGTGCTCGAGGTAAACTGCACAATGCCTGTTCCAGACCAGTGGCCCATGTCAGTTACGTCCATCTTGTCCTCAATAGGAATTTTATACCACAGATTATCTCGCATGGCCTGGAAATGCCAGATATCATCTAACACGAGAAACCCCTGGTACTTCTTCCACTTGAGCCATTGATAGAAATCGTACTCGCGCGTTCCCTCGTGCGGATCGATATCTAAAAAGATGAATGCGGACTTCAGCAGGCGATCCTCCCACTTTGCAAGTATATCGGGGCTCCACAGATTCTCCAGAACATAGTTGACGTTCTTGATCTGTGGAATCCTGTACTCATGAATGACGTCAAATGAATACACGGTATTCTCTGGATTATGCGCAAGAGCCAATGCAGATGCCCCACGGTGTGTTCCGATATCAAAAATATCACGTCCCTTGAAGAGGGTGGACAAATATCCTAGCAACTTATAGTGCTGGTCTCCTGGAACATTGTGGATATCATTCCAGAACAGATCAGTGTTTGTGTGGAGTGGCTGTATAGGAGCAAAGTCGATTGCTTTAACATCCTCTTTCGTAACGATCATTTTTATAAATCAATCATCATCACTTTAGATGGCAATGGCTGGGGCTTGGTTCCCTCCGCGCGGTGACGAACGACTTCGTCCCAGAACGCCTTCAGATCAGCACTATGACTAGGTAACCAGTTGGGATCCCAGGGAACGAAGTCCTTCTTCACTCCTGTCAGAATCCAATAAATGTACTGATATGTCTCGTCAAGACCGGCGCGCCAGTCATCAAGTGTTACATCGTCGGGCTTGTAGATAACCTTCTCCTTCTCATCCACTGCGAAACAACCCTTTTGCTGCGTAGCTGTATCCCACTCTGTAAAGAAAACCTGCTTGAAGCGATACTCAACATATTCGCACTCGTCAACGCCCGTACACTCCATCTGCATCTGCATCTGGTTTATGTAGGCATCTGGAATCCCAGGCGTCTCCTTGCGAGACATTGGGCACTTGAACTCGACCAAGCGTCCATACCGCATGCGGTCCGTGTCGTCGTTCGGCACAATCAGTCCATCGGGTGATGCTCCGAGAAACGAATGGACAGGATGGGTACAACAGCCTACATCGATCACCTTACAGTTCGTTGTCTCTTCGAAGATCCGTTTGGCCACAGCCTCAAAACGAGTTCCCCAAATCAATGGAGCAATGGGGTTTGCTCCAGTATTTCGAGGAGGTGGATCGAGCTTGTTCGTCATCAACTCGAGGCGGCTCGCAGGTGACGTCCAAACCTTCGTTACCTCCGAGGCAGTGATCATGGTACCGCGCTTAGATAACCAAGCATCCGTTCGCTGATCTTGATTGCCGTAAAGACGAATGGTACGTTCAAAGCACCGGTCTCGTTTCCATACTCGTCCCAGTTCATTCTTCATGAGGAACTCGACTGTCCTCATCGCCTCCTCCTTCAGCTGTCGGTATGACAATTTCGTCAATGTCTGGCAGAACAGAACAAACTGGCGAATTCGAATATTTAGGTGTGTGAGAGGTCTGTTCTCCATCAACCACACACTCAGTGCTTCGGCCAGGGGATACTCCATTGTCTTCAGTTGGCTGGATACCCGAAAGTTCATTTTGTACCTTAGCGTGGGCAAGTAAGGCTGCCTGAAGCTCCTCGCTTGTAGCGGGGCGAAGAGCCACGCCAAACAAATCCTCACAGATCTTAGAGAGAATTTCGCGATGCTCTTCAATTTTTGTCAGCTCGGCAGGGACAGTTGAGTACGAAGACTCACATCCCTCAACCTCATGGATGTCGTTCGCAAAAGAAGACTTAGCCAGCTCATCGGCAAAAAGCTTCTTAGACTCTTCCTCTTTCAACTCTACTTTAGGAGACTCCATTTGTAGTATTGACATAAACTAGCTTTAAGCAAGAATACCGCCTTTATACAAATGACAGACACGATCACATCAATCCAAAACCGCGATCACTGGGTTCTTGTTCGCCTAGGTGCCTTCTACGATGTCCCTGCCAACCTTGATCGTATTCGCAGTATCCTTGCGGGGGAGTCCAAGATCAGTTTACGTCTAATCGATTGGCTCGTAACGAACTACGCAAAGAAGCACAACGTATCCTACATGTTCAGCAACCGTCATGTGATCGTGTATCTTGCTTACAAGTCTCACCTAAAGGCCTATAGCAAGAAGATGTTCGACCCCTTTTGCCGTTGGAAGCGCATTCAGTTTAAGGGACTGGACACAACGGTGGGGCAACTGAACTTCTTCGAATGGGCGATTCAGGACGGGGTTCTTGATTACCTTGAGACAAACTACGATGACATTCATGCCGACATGGAGGCGTGTTCCACCGTTATTCAACCCAAGGAAGTGGGTGAGCGTCGCAAGAGACATGAGCTATCTCGCTCAGCCACAAAGGCTGTGCGTCATCACGACGTAAAGGTAATTGTTAACTTTGATTAATGCAGTCTGTTCTTGATCCAAGTGTGATCTACACAAATATATCCAGAGACATCGTCGAACAAGACATCGACGTTGTGTCTGATCTGTGGACAATGGATGACCGTGATGTCTATCGAGGGACGCGCGATGAGACGTTCACTCATGCGAATGTATACTGGCTCTACGACGAAGACTTCTCTAGAGTTGGGTTGGTTGAACATTCACTGTCTGACCATTCGGAGTTTAAGATCCTGTGGTTTCAAGACGATCCATTTGCAACTCTCCTACAAGAGGAAAAGTGGCGGCAGGAAGACAGTCTCTGGTCCCTGTTCTCCGAGAACGCGACTCAGCGATTCCTTGCTGAAGGATGGACAACACCCAAGCAAGTCCTTGAACATTGTTTGGCAGGTCCGATTCGTGTTCTTACGCCCGAGATGGTTATCAAGCTTCCTACAGTGTACTCATGTAACCGATGTGGAAAACGTTCATTGGAACCCATTCCGCATACAAGTGTATCTTCATCACCGCTGGACCTACCGGACAAAATGAAAATTATTTTTATTGACGATGATTTGATCGTCTCGCGCGTACCTGCGCGATCCCGTGTGTTTAGCCTACTCGGTCTTAAACCACCGCCGCAACACGACGGCGGTTCTTCGGAGCAGCAGCCTGCAGCACAACCGCAGGAGCCCCCGTCATCCCGCGAATCATTGCAGGAGCCTCCTCCTCCTCGGTCGGAACCTGAATCTCGGCCGACGACTCAGGAGCCGGAGCCTCCGACTCAGCAGGCGCATCCTCCTCCTCCTCAGCGTCGAACACCTGAGCTGCCGTCACGCGCTGCCCTGGAGAGACCTGAGCATACGAGACTCGCCACGTCACTCCAAACCCCTGTCCGGAAACGTAGATACTCGGGCTGACCACAAAGCGGGCCTCCATGCGCTTCGGGAACACAGACTCGAGATTCTCCGGGGTCAGAGCAATCGGCTTGTTCGCCGTGTCGACGGCCTCCATGCTGACCTTCCCATCGTAGACGGGAACCTTCATGCGGAAGCTGGGCGGATACTTTCCGTTCGGCACCCACTCCCCATTGACCTTCTCCACGCTGGGAGAGATGAACGACTTCATGCTGTCGCGAAGCACGTCCTCCTTGCGCTCACGACCGAACCAGAGCTTCGACTTCTCGACAGCCGTCCGGATCGTGCGCTCCTCAAGGTCCTTGAGGAAGTTGTAGAGCTGACCGATCTCTCCGGCTTCCGCAGGGGCGCGCTCCTTCGCGTAGGAGTCGCACCCGAGCAGGCTAGCCATCAGTGAGTAGTTGGTACCGTTCTCAGTCTCCTTGATCGAGATGCCCATTCCATACCTCATCTTCGGGATACGCATCTGGAGATTCTGGCCGTTGTACTTCAGGGGAACGCTCTTGCTCCCATTAGTCTTGTTGGTGCGGATATCGCCGAAGGTGACCTTGCTGACGTCGAGATTGCTGACATTGACGATTGCGGTGACGGACATTGTAACTGGGTGTGATACTAGTACTGTAGCCTAACCCTAAATCCGTTTTGTCCGCACGTTTCCTTACTTTAAAGAAACGTCGCGTAACCAAGTAATGGTACGCTGTGCGTCTGTGAAGAGTAAGCGGGAGCCAACCCTCCAGTGTCCACATGGTGTTGTGTTTGGTTCGGATATGTGCGGTACACATCTTAAAGGAAAGATCGTTAAGAAATGGAAAGACGAAAGAGTGGATGACCTCAGGATCATACGTTGCCAATCCCTGGCCCGCAGATGGCTTGTTCAACATCATCTTCGTACTGCAGGACCATGCGTTTTAGCGCGCGAAAATCTTGCAAACGAAGACGATGTATTAACGTCGAATGAAAAGGAACGTGTTCATCCCTTCGAGTATTTTTCATTTGAGGAAAACGGTAAGATATGGTGGTTTGAGTTTGGCTCAATCTGGAAAATAATGGCAGGTGCTCTTGAACCGGTCAATCCATACACACGGACTCCTCTGAGTCCAGATACTCGCAAACGATTGCGCGAGATGTGGGCACTTCGAGTGTACAAGCGATTACCTCCGCCATCCGACCCGGCAGATATCGAAGAGCGTATACGACATCGATGGAATGTACTCTGTCAAATGTTTATCGACAATGGGTTTGTTGATGCAACGCCTGATCAGTTCGTCACTCTTCCCAAAGGTTCATACATTACCATTTTTCGAATGATCCTCAACGAAACAGACGAGTCGGAAGCCAGGATACGGGCACTCTGCAGATACATGCTTCACGGCACGCTCATTGTAACCAACACTCCGACGTACATACTAAACTCTATTCGTATATTCCTCCGTATACTCATGGTCAAAAAACAGCCGTACGATATAGTCTTCTTGCTGATGTCGGCTCTTTTTAGATGCTAAAAATGAATTCAAACTGGCATGTAAGCTTCAACTCCGCAATGAACATCTTTGTTCTCTCAACGAATCCTCGCGAAGCCGCGGAGTTTCATTGTGATAAGCACGTAGTCAAGATGATCCTTGAGACAGCCCAGCTACTCTACACTGCACATTGGCTTACCGACCCAGATGCTCTCGATGATGGAGCATATCGCAAGACCCATCCGAATCATCCTTGCGCACTTTGGGCTCGTGAATCCAAAGCTAATTACCAGTGGCTTTGTCACCTTGGTTTCTGGCTCTGCGAAGAATACACTCACCGTTATGGCAAGGTTCATAAGACGGCAAAACACCTCGAATGGCTCGGCGACAATGTTCCCGAACTACCCAACACTGGACTGACCCCCTTCCGACTCGCCATGCCAGAGGAATTCAAACGCGCAAACCCAGTTGACGCCTACCGCGCCTACTACCTTGGAGCCAAGGTACGCATGCTCGCCTACACAAAACGCCCCAAACCTGCGTTTGTGAGTTCAAATGATTTACATGACCGCCGAGGGTAATAATCATACCAATCGCGTTAGAAATGTCTGCCTCTTCTTCCTCTGTTAAGTCAAACACTAAGATGCCCGCGAAGAAGGATACCGCCCCGAAGACCGTTGCCACCCCGTCGGCCGCCCCCGTTGTTGCCGCCACCCCTACCCCCGTCGTTGCCAAGGCCCCGAAGGCCCCGAAGGCCCCGAAGTCTGTCCCCGCGAAGGCGGAGGTGACGGTCCCGACGGTGGCCACCCCGACCGTTGAGGCCACTGCCTCAACGGAGACGTCCGAGGTTCAGCTTGGCAAGCTCGCCGAGCAGCTCAAGGCCCTCAGCTCCGAGCTGAGCACCCGTGTCCGCGACGCCGTCAAGGCTGTCCAGGAGGCGGCGAAGTCGGCCAAGCGTGAGGCCCGTGATTCCAAGAAGAAGAAGCGTAAGGACCCGGCGACGATGACCCCGGAGGAGAAGAAGGTCTGGGAGGCCCGTCGCGCCAACAATGCCTTCCTGGTTCAGCGCCCGCTGACGCCGGAGCTGGCCAAGTTCATGAGCCTCCCGGAGGGTTCGAAGCGCTCGCAGACGGAGGTGACGAAGTTCATCAGCGAGTACGTCAAGACGCACTCGTGCTTTGACCCGTCGTTCAAGCGCCGCATCCTCCCGAACGCCGCCCTGGCCAAGCTGCTCCGCGTGAAGGACAGCGATGAGGTGACGTACCTGAACCTCCAGTCGTTCCTGAAGGTGCACTTCATCAAGCCGACGCCGGTGGCGTAAATAACTGATAACCACAATAAAAAAGCTCTTTTAGCTCAGAGGTAGAGCACCCGCTTTGTACGTCGGTGGTTCAATTCCACCATGGAGCATAACTCTTTTAGCTCAGAGGTAGAGCGGTTGTTTTACTCACAATAGGCCGGTGGTTCAATTCCACCAAAGAGTATAGCGTTTATCGTCTAGTGGTAGGATCAGAGATTTCCATTCTCTTAGCTCGGGTTCGATTCCCGGTGAACGCAAGTATTGACACGGATCTCCGTTTCAATACTTTCTGTTTGATGTTATAATGGCCACCTTGACTTGCCAAGAAACGTGGAAGCAAGGCAAAAAACACGACTTGGAAGGATGGAAGCCATCTGGACAAAACTGGAAATTTGTCAGACCGTTTCTTCCAGTTATTATCAAGAGAAATCCGGTAGACAAGAAATCGTTTAACTGTAGTGCGAATGAAGAAGGGAAGTTTGTATTGGTCACTCTTCCGGAAAACGACCAGCGGAAAGTCTATCTGAAATCCATTCCGGTTTGGAACAATCTCAAGAGTCTTCCAGATGGGTTGTATACCTGGATTTTTTACAAACAAACTGCTAATCTTCCTATGACGTTTGCTGCAACTAAAACATGGTCCAAGCTAGAGATGGCAACGCAACATCTTGCGATTGCTTCACGTGTTCGCGCAACAACGGTTCACGGTGCTGGTGAATTACGTAAGTCGGGAGATACCTATACATACAACCTTCTTTCGGGGAAATTTATGCAAGAATGGAAGGCAGAACTAGAGGGCGCATGCACACCCGAGAAACTTGAACTCTATGTAGACAGTAAGTTTAAGGAACAGTTTCGCGACCACAAATTGATCAAAGTGAATGAAACGTTAATTGATCCAAATAGTCCGATCACTGCCGAGGAGATTGCCCACTACACAAATGCAGGTTGGACATTCAAGATCTTTGCTACTAAAGAAGAGTGTATAGCAGCAATGAAGACCAAGGCAGGACGTCGCAGGACGCGGAGAGGCGGAAACCCGAAAATGATTCTTCGGCAGAAACAGATCAAGAAAATTCAGACTGCCAGGCGGGAACGTATCGATGCTCTTATCGAAAAAATAGCCTACAATCCCGGACGGCGTCTCTGGGAAGGGCCATCGCAGGCGAAACTTGAGCACCTCAGCGAACTCGTAACTGAACATAATCGTCTTCTGGCTATGGGTAAAGGAGGAGCGACTACACGGAAGTCGTAATCAACTCATTTGGCATTTCCAAATAGAGCACTGTGCTAAAGAACGGAGACAGTCTCTCGTCCAACACAAGGGCACGTTGCTTGCTATTTTCCTTTAACGTCTTCACTATACGCGTCAAGACCCTGCGCTTGTCTACGATTGGCTTGATTTTGATCTTACATGTAGATCCGCGCCAACCACACAGTGTAGACTGTTTACACTTGTCCTCGCTCATCTGTCCACACGGTGTGCGAACCTTGTTCACAAACTGAACAGGTTCATCCACTGAATCCCAATAGGCTTCGGAGTCTAACCATTTGCCCAAGTCCTTGTACAGCGACTCCTTGGGATTGGCAATCGCATTGTACAGGGGTTCATTGACATCCTTCTGAATATCCTTCGACAATGAAAACAGCAGGAATTCAAACACTTCGGCTTCATAGGAGATGTCATCGGACAACTTGACATCGTCCCCATTTGGAGAACCGTACACGAGATCCTCTTCCGTATGTTTGCGAATCGTACTCACAACTTCAGTTGCCTTGCCATCGCCTTCTTCCGGCCTGAAAGGAGCGCGGAATCCAGACGTTAACAAGAACTCGGAATACTGGCCATCGGCAGAGTACATATCGTCGGCCCACTTGAAGCCAGGATTACGTGTCTTGTTCAAAAAATCGCCCAGTGTCTTGCTCGTAGGCAATTCTTCATCTTCAATGTCTGCATATCCAATTCGCGAGACCACTCCACTCGGTAGCTCCATACTGACTGGCAAAACAGGGAGAATGACTTCCTGTGGGACAAACACTGCTTGAACACGTTCAAACGGATCCAGAATGACTTGATAGATTGACTTGTTGGTAGCAACTAGTTCTTTGATTGCATCGTCAAATGTTGGGAGGTTCGACATACATGAACGAGTATGCGCAGTCTGAAGCGTCGCCTTCACTGTTGCTGGAAACTTGTTCACGTCAACGACGTAATCGAACTTCGACCCGCTATTTCCCTTGCGCCGAGTCACGCGACCCAGTATATCGTGATCGAGCAATACGATCGTCCGCGTTCGAGGACCGAGTCTGTCCGCCCAGAAACCACACATAACAGTCAAGCCTTCGGTCTTGATTCGTATCACACGACAATCGAGGATTAAGGATACGTATTCGGTCTCTTCAAGAACTCCGAGCGTCTTGCTGACAAACGCGCGGTCAATTCCATCAATAATACGATCGATTTGCGTCTTGCCATCACCCATATCCTTCCATGTTCTGAAAAAGGAACATAGCATCACTTTGTCCTTGACGTCCGATGGATTGGGGATCGCTCGTTTCTCGCCAAGAAGGACAGGCAGGGTTGTGCGCGGCAATCCCATTCCGATACGGAATGTGTCTGTAGACCCTGCGTTGATACGGTTCAATGGTACATTGACTGCATAGTCTGTGTTGATGCCTAGGCGTTTCGTAAGATCCTCAGGCAAGTACGCTAACCGAAAACTCGGAATAAACCCACTTGTCAAGACATAGTATTCATCTATTTGCTGCTTGGGAGCAATGACTTCTGATCTGGCAGTGGGTTTCTTGTAACAGCAGGGTACACGGTTCTTGCTCTTGGTTTTCGCCGAAGGTTCCTTCCAACCGGGATACTTTTGCTCTGCCTCACGTTTGATGACGGTGTGTGTCCGCGGATCTTCCTTTTCTGTTATACGAACCATGCCGTCGCACACCGGACAATGCTTACCGTCTTCTTTGAGAACCAACTGGTCTTCTGCTAAGGGAATCTCGTCCTTCATACACCAATACGGCGGGCAAATCGCAATCGCATCCTTGAGTGGGAGTTTCTGCGAATCTTCAACGTCTGAGTAGTTGTATTGTTTGGGAATTCCCTCTTGTTCCTCTTTCGTAAGCACGACAACCTGCTTGAGCTTCTCACACTTCTTCGGGTACTCCGAATCGAAAATCTCCTTATCAAATCGCTGAGCACGATTGTTGAAGTAGTTGTATGTTCCCAAGGCACTTGTACGAACCTTAACCTTCTCTTCCTTTGCCTGAACGGGTGCAGCAACTTCTACAGCAGGAGCAAGCTCTTCGATTTCCCCTAGAAGATCTCCCAGATCAAACTCATCGGTCTCGACGGTTACAACCGTAGGTGCGATACCTGCCGTTGATTCTACCGTTTCGAGACGACGAGGACAGACGTCATTTATTTCGGCGCGATCAGATGTCAAGACATACCGCAACAGACTGGCATACCCAAGCACGCGCTCGAGATTTGTGACGAACTTAATGATCACCTCTTTCGAGGCAAAGGAAACAACAGGATATCCACTGATCGCCTTTTCAAAGTTGAACTTTTCATCTGTCTCGAGCTCTTGGACCTTTGCCAGTAACTGGGCTGCCTCATCTTCTGTTACTCCCATTTCAGTCACAAGATCAGCGTTGTCTTGGAGGAGTTTATAGGCCTGAAGAACCCGAGGCGAAACATCAAACGGCATGTCGGAACGTAATAGACGGAATGTTTCACTTTCGTAGCTGAAGACGTTCTGCATACAAGGAAACCGGCGCATGTCAAATTCCTTGATCTCTTTTGCGTAGGAGACAATGACGGATAGATCATTGAGCTCCCAGCGTGTATCGTCCAAGTCATCGGGATCAACAAACGGCATAAGGGCGTCGAATGTCTTCAACCATGACAGTGTGGAATGAATGAGTTCGGCCGTTGTCTCGGTCGATTCCTTGCCGCGCCACGTAGAGACAGAGACGTCCTTGCTCGTTACAGCAATGCGATCAAATGAGGTTCTGGATGTTCCCCGATAAAACAAAAGTGTCGGAAGTCTCCGCTGAGGCTGTGTGTTGTTCGTCCATGCTTTCCACATGGGAATGTCGATATATGGTGTTTTGTTCTTCGGGTCTTCGACAAAGAACTTGTGTCGGGTTGTTTCTTGCTTTGCCGTGAAGTAGCTGACGACTGGTGTTTCTTTGGAGACCGTCAGACCATAGAAGATCTGTTCAAATCGCGTTCGAGGAGCAGTGAAGCGGGTAGAGATAAAGGGAATATACCACTTTGCTCGAAGGATTGATGTGGATGTCGGTTTAGGAGCCTTTAATTTGAGAAGCTTTTCCAGTTGATCATGGGATGCCTTGATAGGACCGCGCAGGGATTCAATGTCTCTTGGCGTTGTTGACTGGAAAAAAGGGAAGTACACTTGCTTCACTAACTCCGTCGCATCCGGAGACAGTTCAGTCCCTCTGATTTCAAGGGCATCAAGTTGGTGAATCGTCTCAAACAATGCTTGCCGGACAGGAACGGGACGGAAATTGGAATCGATAACTATATCGCGAGGAGGCGTGGGTAGAATCACCGACTTGTCATCGGGAACGCCAAAGATACGCCATTCTCTCACAGGACCTGTTTCAAAGACTTTTTGCAAGAAGTCAGGGACATCTTGCCATTCGTCACGAGTTACACGACGAGGTTCAATGTTCATGCCTTGACGGATCTGTGTCAGGTACACTCTGAGAGCCTCTACTTCGATTACTTGTTTTCCACGAGAGATGCGGTAAAACAACTCCATCCACCGTTTCGGGTTGGATGAATAGTAATCTTCCTGAAAATCGACCAGTGCCTCAATGAATAATCGGTCGGGATGTGTATCCATGGCCAGTGCAACCTGCTGTCGAATCGTTTCAATTGTGTCATCCGGGAAGAATGACAGAATTGTTGATGTTCCCGTTAGGGGGATCTCCATTATAGTCTAGTGGTGGAATTATCCGAGTGGGCTGTCCGTGATCTGCA